AACTGGATGGACAAACGACGGGTTTAATCTGGGTTCTGAAGCGCAATACAACGCATCTGGTTTGTCCATCATAAATTGGTGCCTCCTCCGCGCCCCCGGCTTCTTTGATGTGGTTTGCTATACGGGGGATGGGGTTGCGGGGCGCACCGTGACTCACAATTTGGGTGTTGCGCCTGAGATGATGATTGTTAAACGCAGGGATTCTGCTGGGTCATGGCCTGTTTATTACGGTAACGCAGGTGGAACCATACTGTTAAACAGTAATGGAAACGCAATTGGTGGCCCGTGGAACGATACAAGTCCAACATCCTCCGTATTTACAGTATCTAGTTCGTCAGATGTAAATGCCAGTGGCGCAACTTATGTAGCATATTTATTTGCGTCTTGTCCGGGAGTTAGTAAATTTGGATCGTATACGGGGACAGGCACAACTTTGCAAATCAACTGCGGGTTTACTAATGGTGCAAGATTTGTACTAATCAGAAGGGTGGCATCATCAAGTGACTGGTACGTCTGGGACACCGCAAGAGGCATCGTTTCTGCCAACGATCCGCGCTTGAGTCTCAATAGCACCGCCGCTGAAGTCACCACAGACGACAGCATTGACCCGGACTCCAGTGGATTCATCGTGAATCAGGTTGCTGCCACGAACATCAACGTCAGTGGCGGTAGTTACATCTTCCTTGCCATCGCATAGAGGGCCAGATGACTCAATACATCAACACAGAAACCAACGCCTATCCGGTATCCGAGGCCCAGATTCGGGCTGAGTTTGTCAACACTAGTTTCACCGTGCCGTTCGTTGCGCCCGAGCCGTATGTGGTGGTGTTCACGACGCCGCAGCCGCAGCACGATCAGGTTATCCAGGCGGTGCGTGAGGCTGCGCCCGTGCTGACCGACATGGGCCACTGGGAGCAGCAATGGGAGGTGGTGCCTCGCTTCGTCGAGTACGCCGACGATGCCGGTGTTGTGCATACCGTTGCGGAGCAAGAGGCTGCTGCGATTGCTGCGGATCAGCAGGCCAAGGCGCAGGCGCTGCAAGCGTCCATCGTCGCTGCGGTGCAGTCCCGGCTTGATGCGTTCGCCAAGACGCGCAACTACGACGGCATCCTGTCTGCTGCCACCTACGCGGCGAGTACGGTGCCAAAGTTCGCGCAGGAGGGGCAGTACGCAGTGCAGGCCCGTGATGCAACGTGGGCCACGCTCTACACGATCTTGGCTGAAGTGCAGGCCGGTACGCGCCCCACCCCGTCCGGCTATGCCGACATCGAGGCCGATCTTCCGGTGCTTGAGTGGCCTGCTGCCTGACCATGAAGCAACGCATCCTGTTCATGGCTATCGCCTTGGATCAATTCCTGTGGTGTTGGCTGACCCTCGGTCGCTACCACCCTGATGTCACGCTCTCGGCGCAGGCATGGCAGTGGGAGTTGGACGGCAAGCGTTCGGGGCCGCGCAAGGTCATTGATTTCATCTTTCGCCCGGTCGAGCAGGATCACTGCCGGGCCTCTTGGATTGCTGAAAAACAGGGAGCGGCTTGATGGAGGGCCAGTCGAACAACGAGATCAGCCAAAGCCTGGCGGTTTTCCAGGCCGAGATGCGGGCCGAGTTGAAGACCATCGGCGGTGCCATTGACAACATCAATCGGCAGCTTGATTCCGTGGTCCAGATGCGCGATGAGATCACGCGCATGGCAAGCAACTATGAGAACTGGAAGCAAGAGAAGGAAACGATGTGGCGCAAGGTGGATGGTCTGCGTGAAGACCTTGAAGCCTTGCGCGACAAGGAACTGGCAGAGGTCAAGCGTGAACTCCATGCGTGGGAGGGTGCGAGCAAGTTGGCCCGTGGTTTCTTTGGCGTGATGTCGGCGCTGTTCACCGCATCCATCACCTACCTTGCGGTGTCGATGGTGGACTTGAAAGTGATGGCCGAGAAGGTGCGCGTTCTTGAAATTCATGTGCAGCAGTTGGAGGCACGGCGATGACGAAGAATCTCGAACTCCCGAGCGAGGGCTACTACTCACCGCAGCAGTTGAGCACTCGCTTGTTCCAGTTGGACTTGCAAGTGGCTAACCTGGCCGCGATGGTCAAGCGCCTGTACCAAGAGGTACACGGCGACCACAAGCACATCAACGACATTGATGTGATGCTGCTTGACCTCCAGAACCAGATTCATGCGTGTCGCGCACTGCACGACAAAGACATTGAGGGGGCACCAATATGATTGCTGAATCCATCCTGGGGGGCCTGCTTGGCGGCGTGCTGCGCCTTGCCCCCGAGCTCATCAAGTTCTTCGACCGCAAGGACGAGCGCAAGCACGAACTGGCGATGGCGAACGTGGAACTCACGATTGCCGAGAAGAAGATCGAGTTTGGTATGCGCCAACTCGACGCCGAGGTGGATGTCGCAACCATGCAGGCGATGGGCCAAGCCTTGAAGGGTCAGGCCGAGATGGCAAAGGCCGGTGGCAAGTTCATCAGCGCCATCAGTGCTGCTGTGCGGCCTGGGGTCACGATCTGGTTTGTGGGCCTGTACAGCGCCGTCAAGGTTGCTGTCATGGCAATGGCAGTCGGCCAGGGTGCGGCATGGCAGGAGGTCATCCTGCGCGCCTGGACGGCAGATGATGCGGCGATTCTCTCGGCCATCATCATGTTCTGGTTTGTGGGTCGGCCAATCGACAAGCGCACGGCATGAACATCGACCGCGCCCGCGAACTGGCCGAACCCCTCATCAAAGCGTTTGAGGGGTTGCACAAGCGCGTGGGTGCGATGGTCCACGCATACATCTGTCCTGCGGGCTACCCCACCATCGGATGGGGAATCGTTGTGCCGAGCCTGGATGTGCCGCCCATCACGCCCGAGCAGGCCGATGCGAAGTTCTCGGCGGTGCTGCCCGCGTACATGCTCGACGCGCTCAAGCTCTCGCCTGTCCTGGCCGCTCACCCGGCACGGTTGGCCGCAGTCACCTCGTTCGTGTTCAACCTGGGCGCGGCCCGCTACAAGTCCTCCACCCTGCGCCGCCGCATCAACGCAGGTGAGTGGGCTGATGCCGCCGAGGAATTCGACAAGTGGGTCATGGCCGCAGGCAAGAAGATGCCCGGTCTGGTCAAGCGCCGCGCCGCGGAGCGTCAACTGTTTGAGGCCGCCTGATGGAAGAACTCGACATTGCATCAGAGCGTGAGCAGCTTGAGCGGGACTCGCTCGTGGCTGCCATCCGCAAGCGCCCGTCCAGTGGACTGCTGCCGTGCGGCCAGTGCCACTGGTGCGACAGCGCGGTTCAAGGGCAGCGGATTTTCTGCGACGGTGAGTGCGCAGACCAACACGAATTGATGCGCCGCAGGGGCGCAATGAAGGGCTGATATGGGCTTGATCTTCACGGGCGACTTTGCCAACTTCGACGCCAACCAAAAGGCGGACTACTACAAAAGCCTGCAGGGCCTGGGCTACTCGGACGGCGAAATCCGACAAGCTGCCGAGGGCGTTGCCGGCGCGCAGACCGATGCCAACTGGAATGCGCTCAAGGGGTTGGCGGACTCGCGCCCGGCCGGCGCCGCTTTCGCAACAGGCGTTCAAAATTTCGGAGCGCCGCAGAAGGCCCAGTTCTACCGTGACCTGCGAACCTCGGGCCTGACAGATGGCCTGATCCGTCAGGCCGCCGAGGAATCATTCGGCGCGCAGACCGATGAGAACTGGAAGGCGCTGCAAGACATGTCGGGCTACGTCGCGCCGAAGAAGGCCGCGGCATCCCCTGCTGCATCTCCTGCGCCTGCCCCCGCCCCGGTGTTCACGGCTCCCCCAGTCGCCACCTACCAAGCGGCGGTGGCGCAGCCGGCGCGAGACGCCACCTTCCGCGGCTACGACGCGGCCACGATTGGTGATTTGCCCAAGGCTCAGATCGAGCGCATCGTCGTTGACGATAACCAGACCGTGCAGGGCCGCCTGCGTGGACTGCTTGCCGAGGACAGTCCGATCCTGCAGCAAGCCCGCGCACGCGCCCTGGCGTCGATGAATGCGCGCGGCCTGATCAACAGCAGCATGGCAACAGGTGCAGCGGACTCCGCTCTGTACGACGCGGCCACGCCGATTGCCGCGGCAGATGCCGGCACGTTTGCAACGGCAGCCCGGGAAAATGCCGACGCATTCAACACCAACTCTCGTTTCAACGTCGAAACGGAAGCGAACCGGCAGCGTTACAACGCTGACGCAACCAACCAGAGTCGCGCCTTTGGAGCCCAGGCTTTCAACACCGCCGAGCTCACAAACACCGGCCGACTGCAGGAAGTCAATCTGGCCAATGCCGGCTTCCAGAATTCCGCAGCCCAGTTCAATGCCGGCGCGCAGAACACCGCCAACCTCGCAGGCTTTGACGCCAATGTCCGAAGCAGTCTGCAGAACTCTCAGCAGCAGTTTCAGCGCAGTGAAAGCGCACTGGATCGCGCGCAGCAAACGAGCCTGCAGAATGCGGCGCAGACCTTCCAGGCCAGTCAGAGTGAGATTGATCGTGCTCAGCAAATTATGTTGGCCGACAAAAACATCACGGCGCAGCAGGCGTTGCAGCAGGCGCAACAAAAGTTCCAGTCAAGCGAGTCTGCCCTGGACCGCACGCAGCAGACCGCGCTGAACCAGGCGACCCAGGCATTCCAGGCGACTCAAGCAGAGAAGGACCGCGCCCAACAGATCATGTTGGCGGATAAAAACATCTCTGCCCAACAGGCACTGGAGCAGGCGCGGTTCACGTTCCAGGCGGAGCAGTCCGGTCTTGACCGCACGCAGGCCGCATCTCTGGCCGAGGCCGGTCGGGTGTTCCAAGCGTCGCAGGCCGAGAAGGATCGTGCGCAGCAGGTCATGCTTGCGGACAAGAACATCTCCGCTCAGCAGGCGCTTGAGCAGGGCCGGTTCATCTTCCAGGCCGAGCAGGCGGGACTGGATCGGACCCAGGCCGTCAATCTTGCAGAGGCCGGCCGCACGTTCCAGGCATCGCAGGCTGAGCGCGACCGGGCTCAGCAGATCATGCTCGCCGACAAGAACATCTCCGCGCAGGTCGCGCTTGAGCAGTCGCGCCAGACCTTCAGCAGCGTCGAGGCCGGACTGCAGCGGGACTTTGAAGCGAAGATGACCGAGCTTCGCTTCTCTCAGTCCACGACGCTCGGCTCGCAGCAGTTCGCCACCAATGTCTCTGCAAGCCTCAATAACCAGATCAGCGCGATCCTCGCAGACGGCAACCTGACGCCGGAGTCCAAGGATGCGGCCATCAGCAACTTGGTCAAGTCGGCCAACTCCACGCTCGCCTGGGGTTCTGCGTTCTACAAAACGCCGCTGCCGTCAGTAACAGCGCCCGGCGCCACGCCTGGGCAGACCGGCACAACGGCCACCACAGGCACAACGGGCACTTCTGGTGGCGGTCTTATCAACACCACGGTAGCCGGCCCTGGCGGTCAGGCCACGCAACTGCCGGACTACTTTTCAAGGTACGGTGATGTGGCTCGTGCCTACGAGTCGGAAAACGCTGCCGCGCGTGGCATCACGCCGGAGCAGTACGCGCAGATGCACTACGACAAGTTCGGCCGCACTGAGGGCAGGGCAGCGCCGTGATTCAGCTTCGCAAAGCCAAGCTCTCCGACATCCCCGCGGTGGTGGACATCGCGGTGGAGTCGGTGTCTCGCAACCAGTGGCCGGTGGAAATCGACCGCGCGGCAATGGCCGAGACGGCTCAGACGGCGCTCAACCCTGCCCATTTCCTGTGGGTGGCTGAAGCTGACGGCAAGGTGGTTGCCGCGTTCGGCGCAGTGGTGCAGCCGTCCTTTTGGTTCAAGAAGCTGTCGTGCTCGGTGCTGCTGTTCTACAGCCGAGTGCCGGGCGCCGGGCTGCCGCTGATCCGCGAGTTCATCCGGTGGTTCAAGGGTCGCAGTGCGATCAAGTGTGTGATGTGGGAGGTGGAGCAGGAGTGTGATCAGCGCATCGCCAAGTTCCTGCGCCGCGCCGGTTTCAATCGTGAGGCTCGAACCCTCACTTATGTAAGGGGGTTGTGATGTCAAGAGCGGTCAAGTCAGTCGGCCGATCACTGGGCAAGGTGGTCAAGGGGGCGGCAAAAGTCCTGGTGCCGATTTACGGTCTGACTCAGTCAAAGACTGGGCGCAAGATTCTCAAGGTTGCGGCTATTGCTGCGGCGGTGTACTTCGGCGGTGCTGCGCTCATGGGGGGTGTCGGAAGTGCAGCAGCCGGGGGCAGTTTCCTTAACGGAGCCAGTGCTGGCCTATCAAGTGCGGCCTCTGGCATCTCCTCGGCATGGACAGCCTTGGCGGGCGGGAGCGTTTCCGGCGCAGGCTCCGCCCTTGCCGGGGGCTTTACGGGGGCGGGGGCGGCCGGTGCTGCCACGGCTGGTGCGGCGACTGCCGCCGGCGCTGCCGCCTCTACTGCTGCGGCGGCATCCCCGTGGATGACGACCTCAACTGGCCTGAACGTTCTGGCCGGCGAAGCCGCGGGCGCAGGGATCGGTGCCGCCAACGCAGCAACCGGCCTGGGCTACACCGCAGCCGAGATGGCTGCGCTGAGTTCCCCTGCGGCACAGGCTGCGGCAGCTTCCGAGGCTGCGCTTTCTGCCGGTGGTGCGGCCGCCAAGGGGGCCGGGATGCTGTCGTCGGCCTGGAACGCACTAGGCCCATACGGCAAGGCCGCGGCGATCCAGGTTGGCGGCGGAATGATTGGCAGCGCGATGCAAGCAAAGGGGCAGCAGCAGATGGTCAATGACGAGCGTGCCCGCTACAACCGCAACATCGGCACCCGCCTGTGGAGCTGAAAGGAAACCACATGAATGGATTGATTCAGCAGGCACAGGGTCCGCAAAATCCGCAGATGCCGCAAGAGCCCCAGATGCCCCCGGATCAGGCCGAGCCGACAGACGCGGCAGGCCAAGGTGCGCCCGAGGATGACCCTGGATACGACCAAGCGATGACGTTCGCGATGGAAGTGCTCTACAAGCAGAAGGCCGCCATCAACATTGCCGATTCCCTGAAGTCCGGCGATCCGGTGGAATCCCTCGCCAACACGGCATATGAGGTCGTTAGCATCGTTGACGAACGGACTGATGGCGCCGTGCCGGACGAATTGCTCGTGCTGTTTGCAACGCGAATCCTTGAGGAAGTTGCCGAGATTGCCGAGGCCGCTGGGGTGGAGGTCAAGCCCTCGACCGTGGCCCAGGCTTTGAAGCAGATGATCCTGCGCTACCTGGGGGAGCAGGGCATTGACGCGCGCGAACTGCAGGCCGCGATGGATCAGGTTGATCCTGGCGAGTTTGACCGGATGGCGGAGGCAGCATGAGCGGTCTTTTGTGGAGCGCCCTCGGCGGCGCGATTGCCAACGGCAGCAACGCATTTGCCAACGCCTACATCCGCGAGGCCGAAGAAGATCGGCGCCGCGCGGACGAGGAGCGGCGCGAGAAGCGTGCTGACGACCGCGACGAGGCCAAGTTCCAGCGTCGCAAAGATGCCGAAGAAGCCGAGCGGATAAAGCAGGCTGGCATCTACGACCGCGCTGAGAAGAACGCTCCTGCGCTTGGCGATGAGCGCCGCTTCGAGAAGTTCCGCAAGGACGCCCGGGATGCGGGCTACGAGGCCGACGACGCCACCCTGCGAGAGCAGTTCGATAAGACCTACAACCAGAAGGTTGTTGCCGGCTCCGACCGCTACCTTGAGCGCTACAGCAAAGAGCGCGAAGACGTGCTTAATGAGGTCCGGCGCTTGGGCGGTAGCAGCGACACCATCAAGCAGGCCCAAGTCGCCTACGACACGGCGCGAAAGATTGAGTCCGATGATGCGCGTGCGGCACGAGAAGAGCGGCGACTCATTCAAGAGCGACAGCTTGCCGAGGATCGTGAAGACAACCGCGAGCGCCGGGCCGAGAGGCGCGATGAGACGATTCGGCGCGGCCAGGACATCCAGCGCGATAGGGTCTACGGAGGCGGAAGTGGTGGCCGCGGCAGCGATGGAGGAAAGCCTCCGACGGGCGTTGACCTTGAGCGCAGCGCCAAGGCTGCCGAGAAGCGTCTTGCCCTTGAGTTGGGAGTCCCGCTCAACCGCGTGCAGGAAGAAGTCACCCGCAGGAAGAAGCGCGGGGACATGACTTCTGAGCAAGAAGAAGCCTACACCGACTACCAATCTGCCCTTCGTAAGTGGCGCGAGTTCAAGCCTGGTTCCGGTGGCTCGACAGACTCCCCGCCAACCAAGCCTGCTGGCAGCAAAGACCGCCCACCGCTTTCATCCTTCCAACTCCCCACAAAGAACTGAGACAGGGTCACCATGCGCTTTGATGTCAACGCCGCTCGCAAGGCTGGGTACACCGACGATGAGATTGCCGACTACCTTTCTGAGCAGCGCGGGTTTGACATTGGCTCGGCGCGGGAATCGGGCTATTCGTCTCGGGAGGTCTTGGACTTTCTGAGCAAGCCGGAGGTCAAAAAGCCGGCCGTCGCCAACACCCCGGCCTATGTCGAGGAGCCCATCAACTACGACGATGCGGCAACCTCGATGGCGGGTACGCCTTCGCAATCAAACGGCGGCGGCGTCCTTCAGCGCATCGGCGCGGCGCTGCGGCCCGACCAAAATCGCAGCGTGCTTGAGGGGTACAAGCAGCCGGAGGCCGAGCGCCAAGCGGAGGTTGATCGTCGCCTGTCCTACGGTCAGGGTCCAATCAGCCAGAAGGTCGCGGCCGATGCTGACCGTGTTCGCAGTGCGCGTGGCACCAACGACCAGATCAAGTTCACCAGCCCGACCTATGAGAGCCGGGTGCGGGGGGTCGTTGACGCGATGGACGAGCGCGGCGAGCGCTCTTTTGGCGACCTTGCCGCGCTTGGGCGTGATGGCGAGATTCAGCGGGCATTGACTCAGAGCAAGGCCGACGAGTTCCGCTCTGCCGGCGAGTGGGCCATCGACACCGCATCCAATGTGATGCAGGGCGCCGTGTCTCTGGCGCAGATGCCGGTCAATCTGATCGCGCCTGACGGCTCTCTGGCCGAGTCGCTGCGGCAGACCCAGAAGGAATTGCAGGCCGAGGAGTCTGATGTCCTCAAGGCCAGCCGTGAAGTCCTCAAGCAGCGGGTGATGAACGAGGAGGGCTTCTTCGGGCAATACGCCGCCACGGTCAAGCAACTGATCACAAACCCCACGCTCGCTATCTCTGAGGGCTTCAAGCAGTTGCCGATGTTCCTCGGGATCGTGGGCGCAGCCCGTGGTGGTGCGGCGGCGGGCGCTGCCGGCGTGGCCGCCGCAGGGCGTGTTGCTCCTACGGTTGCGCTGGCAGATGCGATTGGCGGCGGCGCTCTGACGGCGCGGGCCGCCGCTATCGGCAGCACTGTGGGCGGTGGCGCCGCAGCGGTGACGATGGCCGCGGGTGATGCGGCCGGTCAGACCTACGAGGAACTGACCGATCCCCGGCGCACTCCGCGAGAAACCTGGGAGCAGAACCCAGACTATCAGCGCCTTGTGGCCGAGGGCAAGTCTCCGGATGAAGCGATCAATGAGTTGGCCGTTGCCAAGTCGCGCATGGCCGCGCTTGTGGCCGCGCCTCTTGGCATCTTGGGCTTCATGGGCGCAGAGGCGGCAGTCGCAGGCCGCGGTATTGTTCAGGCCGCAAGGGATGCGCTGACCTTCAAGGGTGCCGCAAAGTCTTTCGGCAAGGAAACGGTTGGTGAGCAGTTGGAGGAGGGCGGTACACAGGCCGCATCCAACTTCGCCGTTTCTACGGTGAACCCAAACAAGTCAATCCTTGAAGGCGTGCCCGAGGCGATGGCACTGGCCGGCGTGACATCGACGCCATTCGGCGCGATTGGTGCCTTGAGCAACTATCAGCAGGCGCGGGCTCAGTTGGACTCCGGACCTGATGTGGCGGCCCTCGTTAGCCGGGATGGTCAGACCGCAATTGATGACCGCTTCGGCGACACCCTGCGCCCCGAGCGAGTGGCTGCCGAGCGCGAGCGCCTGGAGCGTATGCGCCGCCTGTCTGAGGCGCAGAGCGTGGATGAGGCGATTGAGTTGGCCAATGAGGTGGCCAATGCGCCGGTTGCGCCGCAGACGCCTGCTGCGCCCGCGGCGCCGGTAAACGCCGGGGATGATCCGGTTCTGAGCAATGTGCTGACATCGCTCGGGGCACTGAGCAATCAACCAGGAGGCGTCAATGTCGGGGCATCAAATCAGCCTGCACCCACAGCTACAGGAGGCCCTGGAGTTGGGGGCGGTGACGTTCTCGGAAGCCTGGTTGCTGATGGACGAAATCCTGCTGCAGGACTGCGAGGTGGTGATGATGCCGGCGGAGTACCTAGTGTTAGTAGCCAAGGTGCAGTTGTGCTGGGCGGAGGTGCCGCCGGGGGTGGTCGTCCAGTAGTTCTCCAGAACCGCGACCGATCAACGGCGGCGTCCATCTCGCAGATGAACAGCATCGCGGCAGCACCCGACTATCTCAGGGCTGGCCCGAGCCGTGAGATGGTCACGGGTGCCCCGGTGGTTTTCGGGGATGTGCCGGATTTTGCAGCGCTGGGGCGGCAGGAGACGGTTGTGGACGGGCGTGGCAATCGAGTTGCCGTGCAGTACGCCGTGGTGGATGCTGCCGATCTGATCCCGTCCAACCGTGCGGATGGCACCCCGGTGTCTGAGTACGAGCAAGGCGCCGCCGGCAAACTGCGCGCGGTGGCCGGCAACGGCAGAACGGCTGGCCTGCAGGAGGCGTACAACCGCGGCACTGCGGGCGCCTATCAATCCGAGATGATGGCCGACTTGCCCAATCTCGGCGTTGACCCGGCTGCGGTGCAGTCGATGCAGCGTCCGGTCCTGGTACGGGTCATGTCGCAAGATGATGTGACACCCGACATGGGCGACCGCACGAACACGGCGGTGACGCAGAACTTGAGTCCTGTTGAGCAGGCGGCCAACGATGTGCGCCGAGTGGATGTTCGCGGGTTTGAGTTCACCGATGCGGGCGACCCGACACCGCAGACTGTTCGCTCGTTCGTGTTCTCTTTGCCTGAGTCCGAGCGCGGCAACTTGCTCAACGCTGACGGCACGCCGACGCGGCAGGCCGTTGACCGGCTCATGGGCGCCACATTCCGCGCCGCCTATGGCAATGATGGGTTGGTGCAGTTGTACGCGCAGGCCACCGACCCGGATGCGCGGTCGGTGATCAACGCCGCGGCGATGGCGGCGGGCTCCATGTCCAGCCTGGTTGGGTCCGCCCCGGAGTTCGACATTCGAGGCGTGGTGTCGGATGCCATCGGGATGGCGGTCAATGCGTCCAGGCAGGGAGTTCGCCTCGCTGACTATGCAGCCAACACCGATCTGACCACAGACGCTTATGCGGCTGACATTGCAAGGTTCCTGGGTGAGAATATCCGCTCACCCAAGAAGATGGCCGAGGGGCTGCGGGCGATGGCGAACTTTGCCGCGCAGCAGCAGCAGGCTCTGGTCAGCAACGCCACCAATGCCGGCCTGTTCGGGGATCAGCCCACGGCCAGCCGCCAGGAGATCATCAATGCCGTCTTCGGACAAGCCAACGGTCAACCCCAAGTCGCTGCTAGAAACGCCGCAGTGGCGCAGGATGGCGGTCAAGGTGCTCAACGGGCAGCAACCGACCCAGCAGGAGCAGGACGAGTTTCAGTCGATGGCGCTGCAGGAAGCCAAGCGGCGACTGGACGAAATGAGCAAGGCTCAGACCAGCAAGGACTGACATCTCCCACGGTCGATCAGGTTCTGCAGCAGCAGGACCGTGCGGCCAATGAAGCGGAACTTGATCAGCGTGATCAGGTTCGACGCGAGAGCGAGGCGGGCGCCGATCAGTTCACGCTGCAGGCGCAGGATGGCCGGGTAGACAACACCGGCAGCCTGTTCTCAAACGACAGGGAGCAGCAGGACGAGGACTTCCTGCGGACCGTGTTCGGCGCCGAATCCGGCCAGGCCGGGCAGTCCAACTCTGGAGGCGGCACCACCAATTCCGCATCCCGCCTGCCGACCGTGGAGGGCGTGGGCTCTGTTGTGCAGATGAAGGTCGGGCAGACCTTCCAGATCCGTGACCAAGGTCAGGTTCACCAGGTTCGCGTGGTGGACTCCAAGTCATCGGGCGTTTCGTCCAGGGCTCTGGACATCATCGCCAAGGTGTTCGGCAAGCGTGTGGTGTTCGTGGACCCCGGCACCTTGGATGTCGATGGATTCGTGCGGCCTGACGACAACCGCAACATCTACATCAGCGTGCGCTCCAGGATCAACCCGCTGGCCGTGCTTGGCCACGAGTTGACGCACCTGCTCAAGCGCGACAACCCGCAAGCCTACGCCGCCCTGGAGGCGGTGGTGATGCGCGAACTGCGCGAGGGTGCGGGCAAGAGCTTCTCTGCCTACTACGGACCCGGCGCCAATACCGAGGAATTGGTTTCCGACCTGGTGGGCAACCGCCTGATGGACAAGGACTTTCTGGTCAAGTTGTTCGCCGAGATCCAGGCTCAGAACCCGCAGGGCGCGCAGGGCATCATCGCCAAGTTGGCCGCGATCATCAACCGGGTGGTTTCTCGGTTCATGGAGTTGTCCAAGCAGGCCGGCTTTGAGACGGACGCCTTGGTCAAGCGAGTGGCCCCGATCCAGGATGCGGTGCGGCAGGCTCTGAAGGAGTACGCGCTGCAGCAGGGTCTGCGGCCGGCGCAGATGGAGGTTGCGCTGGCGCGTGCGGGAGCGGGCTTGAGCATTGAGGGTGCGGCGCCCGTGCGGCGCAGTCCGGTTCGACCGGCCAGCGCGGATCGTGCAGACCTCAACCGTTCGCTCGGCGCGCAGCGCGTCTCTCCGCGACTGCCAACCGCAGTCAAGGCCACGGAAAATCCGATGGGCAACGACCGACTGCAGCCGGACCTAGATTCAGCCAAGCGGGACGCTGTTGTCTTCGCGCACAACATCAACCTGATGGCGCAGTACCCCAACTTCGTCAATGTTGGCGGCTCTGTGGACCAAATGGCCGAGGCCATGATCACGCAGATGAAGGACAACCTGGTGTGGCTGCACAACCAGTGGCGTCCTGAACTGCGCGAGCGGTCCCGACTCTGGTATGTGGGTGGGAATCGAATCTCACACCGTATGGCTTCGCGGTTTAGGACCGAGCCCTGGCGTGTGGCTGCCGTGATTGCGGCGACCAGCCCTCAGAAGGACTGGTTCCAGAACGTCTCTTTGGCCGAGCGCATTTTGGAGGCGGTGGTCAACAACTCGCAGATGGCCTGGACGGCGCAGATGACCGAGACGGTCAACTCCCGCGACTGGGGCGGCAAGGAGTCGCGCGATCTGGGGTTCACGCCGCGCAATGAAATCTCTCGCCTGCAGGGCAAGACCTTGCGTGATCTGTACGACCCTCAGAATCCGCAGTCTCTTTTGGATATGGCGGTATGGGTTCGCGCTTGGGATGAAACGTACAACCCCCGCATGGCCAGGGTGATCTCGCCTGAAGGCAAGTTCATTGATGAGTTCGACTCGACCAAGGACGGTCGTCCAATCGGCCTGCGTTGGCAGAGTTTTGCGACCATTGCCAAGACGCTGGACATCCTGACTGCGCCTGATCGGGCGACAGTGTCTTCCATGATCGGCTCGAACCATAAGGTTCGCTCGTTCTACAACAACATCATCGCGCCGTTTGATGATGAGGACGTGACCATCGACACCCATGCCGTGGCCGCCGCGCTGATGCGACCACTGGGGTCGTCAGCCACCGAGGTGGCTCACAACTTTGGCACCAACGAAAAGGGGATGCCGGGGCCGAAGAACAGTGCCATCACGGGACTTTTCGGCACCTACCCGATCTACGCTGAAGCGTATCGCCGGGCTGCCCGCGAGGTTGGGGTGCTTCCTCGCGAGATGCAGTCCATCACTTGGGAGGCGGTGCGCGGCCTGTTCCGTCCAGAGCAGAAGAATGAGAGAATCAAGGGCGAGGCAGACCGCATTTGGCGCGAAGTCTCTGAGGGAGAACTGGATGTCAACGAAGCGCGGCAGCAAATCTCTGGCCTGGTTGGTGGCATCCAAGACCCCGCCTGGGTCCGATCCCCTGCTGGAAGTAATGAAGCAGCGCGGGATTCCTCTTACGCAGGAGGAGTACCTGAAGATGGCGTACCCGGAAGGGGTGCCCAACCCGGTGCCGCCCGAGGTGATGGCCGAGATGCCAGCGCAACTCCGGCAAGCCTGAGTCGCGGGCGACGAGTCGCGCCCAACCCTGACTCCGCAAACTTCAAGCGTTGGAGCGGTAACGCCCCGCTGATCACCTCTGCAGCAGCGGTTGACCATGTCTTCAAGACGGGTCAGAAGGTGGTGCTTGAGGGCTTCCACGGTACTGGCCGGGGTGATCGTGTTGGCACGGTGTTCCAGCGCAAGCGCGCCACCTCCGGCCCGATGGCGTTCTTCACCAGTTCGCCGGTGCTTGCGAGTTCATACGCGCAGGGGAAGCCAGACACCAGCCGCGCACTGGAGGACAACCCGTTTGAGAGTTGGTTCAAGTTCAAAGGGAAGGGAATGCGAACGGCGGTCAACCTCGACCGCGCGTGGTATTTCCTTGATCAAGAGAGCAAGGCCAAGATCGCCAAGCGGATGCCTGACATTCGCACGGACGATGACGGCAACATCGTCTACGAAGAGGGCGGCGGCGACCTCGGCAACTACGACTGGGAACTGAAGCAAACCAAGTCGGCCTACCTGCGTGAGGGTAACCCGCTGAAGGCGGCCGTTGAATCTTGGTTGAGCAGCGGCTCCATCTACGGCGACGAGGGCAGTTTCCGCCAGGTGCTGCGCTTGGCCGGCTTCCCGATGGATGCGCTAGATTACGACAACCCGCAGGAGACGTACCCGTTCGTCTACAAGGTCTATGTCTCCATGCTCAACCCGCTGGTGACCAGCGACATTCCGAAGGAAGTGGACGATGCCTTGCGCGCGGCTGCCGCAAAGGACCGCAGCAAGGCCAAGTCACAGTTCGGCGTGGACTCATGGGACAAGAACACCCGCACGCTCAAGGAGTGGGTGGGCGAGTACCTGAACCCATCCAATGGGGATAACCGCTACGTTTGGACGAGCATCCCTGATAAGGTGACCGAGGTTTTCAAGAGCCTGGGTTATGACGGGATCATCGACTACTCGGGGAAGAACGGTTCCACCGAAGTCGCGCCGGTCTACATCCCGTTTGAAGAGGGTCAGGTCAAGAGCGCCCTGAGCAACAGCGGCGAGTTTGACCGCAGCAAGAAGGACATTCAGGCCAGCAGATCGCGTGAGCGCCTACTGTCAATGCCTGCGGTGCCGGTGAGTCCGCTACCCGATGGTATGGCTCTTGGTGATCTTCGAGTCTTGGCTAGTGAGCGGTACAAGGCCGCTGCCAAACTTGGCCCCGTCAGGATGAAGGATGACCGCGCCGTGCTGTTGACATCGGTGGGGATGAAGAAGTCGCGCAGCCACAGCGCCGACAAGCGGGTGCTGGACTTGATGGGCTCAATTCGCGAGGTGCTTGGCGCGGCCGAGCCCGTGGCTTCGATTCCGCATCAGAAGGAAAACCCAGGCGACTCAATCCGCGCGTGGCACTACTACGGCGCGAAGGTGGATATCGATGGCGAGGAGGCGTTTGCCAAACTCGTTGTGCGCGAGTCCGTCAACGGCGAGATTTACTACGACACCGACCTGTCTGGCGTGGAAGATATCAGCGGTCGTGCTGGTGACGCTGCCCGATCCAAAACCGGGGCGGCAGCCGTTTCCGCTGACAAAAGAACTCTAGCCGATCTTTTGGGCGCGGGCAATCTTGGGAGTGAGGTTGAGTTGAGCCGCGGCCGCTCCGAAATCGGTTTCTACTCCGCCCTGTCTGAGGGCATTGACGGCATCAAGGTCAGTGCTGCGCCTGCAGCCGGATGGCGCGATGCCATCAAGGGCCTGGTGAACAAGGGTGCGGCCAAGGCCGATGAGGTGGAGTGGTCGGGGGTCAATGACTTCCTGAGCCTGCAGGCCGGCAAGGTGACCAAGCAGCAGGTGCTGGACTACCTGGGCGCCAATGGGGTGCGGGTAGAGGAGGTGGTGCTGGGCGGCAACACCGCATTGACGCCAAGCGAGCAGACCGAGATGGACGAACTGCTTGACTTGCGCCGGCGCTACGAAGAGGGAGAGGCCGGAGTCTACGAGGCGGCCGACGCCGACAGGTTGGAAGAACTGATGCGCAAGCGCATGCAGGACGCCGAAGACGTGGCGCTGCCAAAGTACGGCCAGTACACCCTCCCCGGCGGCGAGAACTACCGCGAGGTGCTGCTGACGCTGCCAGATAGGCGCGAGCTGCCAGAGGGCTACAAGGTCAAGAATGACCCCGACTATGGGTGGATGGTTGAGAGCCCCGAGGGCGGCATGGTGTGGCAGGGCAGAACGCGAGAGGAGGCTGTCGCCAATGCCAGAAGCAGCCCGACTGTGCTGGGCCAGAAGCAGCCGGACAAGTCTTACCGTTCCTCACACTGGGACCAGCCCAACGTCATCGCCCACATCCGCGTCAACGACCGCACCGATGCCGATGGCAAGCGCGTGCTGTTCGTGGAGGAGATTCAATCTGACTGGGGCCAGGAGGGGAAGAAGAAGGGTTTTGCCGAGAAGTCCCCGAGGCCGGTCCGCGTGTTTGACCGGCGAACTGGGGCGGAGGTTGCACGGTTCAATACCGGGCGCGAGGCTGAGGAATTCATCGCGTCGGAAGATCCGCGCATGGACAGGCTTGAGTACGAGGAGGACCAGGGTCGCAACTCCGGCATCCCATCCGCACCCTACGTCACCAAGACCGAAGGCTGGCTGAACCTCTCCCTCAAGCGCGTGATGATCATGGCCGCAGAGGGAGGCTATGACAAGGTTGCGTTCGTCAATGGCGAGCAGTCTGCTGATCGGTATGACCTTTCAAAGCAGATCAGCAAGGTTCGCTACGAGGACAGGAGCATCCAAGGCTCTGGCAAGCCCACGTTGGATGGTTCGCCTGAGAGCGGGGAGTTCTATGCCTATGACCTTGAAGGGAATCTACAGATTAACAGGCGCCTCAATGACCCAGTCAAGGAGTTGCCTGACCTAATCGGTAAACAACTGGCTGAACGTCTTTTGAATGCTGAGCCGACAGAAGCTCGCGGCTATGGCGGTGGCTTCCGTCGCCGAGAGGTTTCTGGCGTTGACCTCAAAGTCGGCGGCGAAGGCATGAAGACCTTCTACGACACCATCGTGCCCACGGCGCTGAAGAAGCTGCTGCCCAAGGTGGGTGGTGGGCAGATGAGCAATGTTGATGTTGTCTTGCAAGAAGCATACGAGCGCGATCCCGAAGGCTTCCCGGCCAAGATTGCCGCTCAACCCGGCTTTGATGTCACCCCCGAGATGGTGCAGAAGGTATCCGATGGGGTGCCGCTGTTCAGCCGCGGCCGCAACTCTCAGATCGACACGCCTGAGTTCAAGCGGTGGTTTGGGGATTGGGAGGCTGTTATGCACCGCGTCTTCCTAGACGGCCCCCCGGTCGCCTCAGTAGCTGGCGACACATTCAGCTCTGATGGAGTGCCGCTAACGGAGAAGGTGCCCAAGTGGTACGCGGAGCGCGGCTTCTCTACGGTGGATGTGGCCGGTATCGGGCCAGTCTCGCTAGACGAGAAGGCCGTAAAAAACAGCCTTTCGCACGGTATCGGGAGGGATAAGGCCGCTGCGTTTGCGGTGGTCCCCGATGTTCTTCTAAAGGGCCGCATCATCCACCGTGAGCGGCATGATGGTGGCCGCGACACCGACATGGTGTATCACATAGCCGCGCCGGTCAGGATTGGTGGCCGCGACTTTATCGCTGACGTATTGATTCGCGAGGACAGCAACATCCGCCGCATGTACGTCCACGAAGTCGTGCTCAAAGAAAAACTCCAGCAGTCCGCCTTCAAGACCAGTGCAGATGCAGTCGAAACTGGGGTGCGTGCTGGAGCGGGTGCTGGAGCGATGCGTAGTGTGCTTCAGAGAGTTTTCACCGTCAACCCCGCAACCGTCTCCAAAGTCGTCGATGCTGATGGCAAGCCGATGGAGGTGTACAACGGCTCGCCGGACGGGATTGAGGCGTTTGAAGAAGGCCGAGACGCCTACTTCACCAGCAGCCGCCGATTGGCCGAGGAGTACACCGACCGCCGAGGTATGTGGTTGTCCAAGGGCGCGAACCCGACTGTCACCTCTGCTTACCTGTCAATTCAGAACCCGTTGGTGATTGACGCGCTTGGCAAGCGCAACGACAACATCCCGGTGCCGTGGCAGGAGTGGAGCCCGAAGGTATTCGGCAGGCTTCCAGATGGTGCAGTGAGCGTTGAGGCTGCGGCCAAGCGTGCCCGTGAGATGGGTTACGACGGTCTGATTGTTCGCAACGTGGTGGACAGCGCCACGACCGATGGCAAGACCAAGGGCGACGTGTTCGTGGCCTTCAGCCCCGAGCAGATCAGGGAATCGACCGGCGACAGCAGCGACATCACGAAGTCCTCTGGCCGCGCCACCAGTGACCTGGACCTGATCGCCAAGCGCGACGAGATGGGCCGATTGAAGTTCGGCCTGGGCAGCAAGGCTTACAGCCTCGTGGCCGAGGTGGCCAACAACGTGCTGGATCGGGTTCGCATGAAGCCCATCTCCGAAGACCTCGCTCGGGCCATGCTCAAGATGAAGGTCGCCATCGAGCAGGCGCAGGAGCGCACGGTGGATGTGGCCAAGTCCATGAGCGAACTGGACCCCGCCGAGCGGCAGATGATCTCGGATGTGATTGAGCAGGAACTGACCGCAGGCGTGGTGCCCCCAACTCGTGTGCTGCAGATCGCGGCCACCCTGCAGGGCATCATGTCCGAGCAGTCCAAGGAACTGATCGACCTGGGCATGCTGCGCCAGGAAGATGCTGACCGATGGGATGGACGCTACATCCCGCGCTTCTACGAGCAGACTCTTGGCAAGGAAGCCTCGGCCTGGATGAAGGCGGTCAAGCAGTTGTTCACTCGCCCGCGCGCGATGATGGGCATCAAGGGCAACAACCTGAAGTCTCGCGGTCTGTGGGAGACGATCCCTGCGGACGAGTTGGCATCGTGGACGGCCAATGGTTGGGAGGCTCGCGACCCCGCGTTCGATCCGGCCACCTCAACCGAGGTCCGCATCTGGCGCGACTACACCCGCCCCGAGCGGGATGGCATGGGCGAGATTCGGGACGCCATGTTCCGCTTCGTCATGGGCTACCAGAAGGCCCAGCGCGACATCGCCTTGGGCAAGATGTACCGGCACATCAACCAAACGATGGCTAGCAGCGTCGAGAAGGATGGATTCGTTCGGGTGCCGGACTCCAGCATCGATGGCGTGGACGTGCCGTCCTACGGCGAGCTGGCCGGCAAGTGGGTTCCGCGCGAGGTGCTGGATCACCTGAGCGCATTCGACTCCACGCAGCGCAACGCCCTGACCCGCTTCTACCAAAAGGCTCTTTCCTACTGGAAGGAGGGCAAGGTGGTGCTCAACCCGGTGAGCCATGCCAACAACATCCTGTCCAACCTGACGATGGCCCACTTCGCCGGCGTGTCGTACTGGGACGGCGGCAAGTACATGGCCGCCCTGCGTGACATGGTCAAGGGCTCGCCCATGCTGGACGAGGCCAAGGACGCGGGCCTGTTCGTGGGATCGTTCAACCAGGCCGAGATCGCCAAGGCGCTGCCCGAGGAGTTGAAACTCCTGGCCGGCAAGTCCGAGAGCAAGGCCGGGCAGGCGGTGGACTTCGCCTTCACCGCGATGACGTTCTTCTTGCGAAAGCCGATGAACATGGCCTACGAGGTGGAGGACCAGTACTTCCGGTACCTGCTGTACCGCGACGCACGACAGCGCGGCATGGAGCCGGAGGACGCGGTGCGCCACTCGCAGCGGCACATCTTCACCTACGACGACCTGCCGCAGGGCGCGCGCGTGGTGCGCGACACGGCGCTGCCATTCTTCGCCTACACCTACAAGGTGATCCCGGTCCTGGCCAAGACGGCGCTGGAGTACCCGCATCGGTACGCGATGCCAGCGGCCATCCTGTACACCCTCAACGCCCTTGGATTCGCGATGGCCGCCGGCGATGAGGACGATGACTGGATGGAGATCATCCGCAAGTACGCCACCGACGCCGACTTCCGCAAGAAGGTCAGCGACCTGGAGGGCCAAGAGCGCGAGAACCTGCCGCCGTGGATGCAGGGCGCAAGCGCCTCTCTTGGAACGCCCAAGGCGATCCGCCTGGGCGAGGATGACAAGACCGGTCTGCCGGTGTACCTGGACGTGAGCAAGATCTTCCCCGGCGGCGATCTGTTGGATGTCACATCGAACGCCGGCGGCCTGCCGTGGCTGCAGCCGCTCACGCCTTCAAGTCCTGTGCTCAACGCGGCCGCGGCGCTGTTCTTCAACCGCGATCCGTTCTACGGCAAGGACCTGGTGGACAAGAACGACACCCCCGCAGAGGCCGCAGAGAAGCGCGCCGAATGGGCGTGGAAGCAGTTCTCGCCGGCCATCACGGTCTACAACTACCACTGGGACCGCGGCATGAACGTCTTGGCCAACGCCACCGGAACGGACATCCTGGGCTACACCGGGCGCGGCAAGGACGGCATCCCGGTAGATGCGATGTACGCGGCCATGCAGACCTTCGGCATCAAGGCTCGGCCCATTGATCTGGAGAAGTCGGCCGACATCAACGCCAACAAGGAGAAGTCCATCATCCGCTCCATTGAGGCAGAAATTTCGCAACTCAAGCGCCTGGAGGCCAAGGGCGCAATGACCTCGGAGAAGGCTCAAAAGCAGATCGACCTTGAGAACGAGAAGATCCAGCGCATGCGCGACAAGCAAACTGAGTCAGTTGATTGAACAGAACCGGAATCCCCTGTCAATAGGGTGAATTGACACTTCCTGCAAAAACGCTATCATTTGTACTGTCGATAGCGTTTCTTCTCAATGGCCCTGCGGAATTACAAGTTCTGGCAGGGCTTTTGTCTTTCAGGAGGTGAACCATGAAGTTCAGCGAAGCAATCGACCATCTTCGCTTGGGCCATCTGGTCCAGCATCAAGATTGGGAGCCCACGAGCAAACTGTGGTGGTGTGACCAGATGCAGATCCTGCGCGTGTCCACGCGGCGCGGCGACTTCATCTTTCGCATTGAGTCGGCCGACCTGATGAGTGACGGCTGGCGACTGTGCGCGCCCGAGCACGATGTGCTGCTCCACGAAGAGGCCGCCTGGGTGTGACCTAGTACCTAGGCACCAAATGCTCATCGCTTGCATGATGTTGGTGTGGGCGTGGACGCGATCCGTGTTTCTTCGTTGACTGAAAGACTCCCGGCTGGCCTGAGGATCGGCACGCCCACGCCTCCTGCCGAAGCGGGCAACCCGCTGAATATCCCGGCCAGGATTAAACAGGCCGAGGATGTGCGCCTCTACAACGAGCGCAGGGGGTACGTTCCGGGGCAGGGGAACGTCATTGGTGTGGCCTGAAAACCGTGGGAATACCCCGGCTGCAGGCCGCATAAACACTAGGCAATTTTTGTGGCCTGGTTTCCCACGAATCGTGCTGCAACCCGCATGAATGCTAGGTTCGGCGAATCGGACTCTTAATCCGTTGGTCGAGTGTTCGAGTCACTCAGGGCCCACCACATTCATGCGCTTTTGCCGGTAAGCGCACGCTAACTTATCACGCCAAAATTTCCCACCGTTTCCCGCGTGGGAAATGGACGGCTCAAAGTGCCTTGCGCCTGGACGCTGCCGAGCGGTCGTAAACCTTGGCCGTGGTGGTCGGGCTGGCGTGGATTTCGGGCAGTGTTCCAAGCTGTTCCTTGTGGGCCGTGACGTAGTGCGCCCGCAGATCGTGGAAGGTGAATTTGCGCCGGATGACCTTGGCGTCCAGCGCGGCCTTGATGAACTTCTGCCACTGCGCGGCGAACCCGAAATAGGTGTACGCATTGCCGTGCTGATTGCGGAACACCGTGCCCTCGCGCGGGTTGGTTGCAAGCGCCCGCATCCTGCCCAGCAGTTCGCGCATGGCGGGGCTGATCTCAATGCGCTCAACACGCTCATCGCGTCCACGCTGTTTGCTGCGCTTCAGACGCACTTCGGTGCTGGTCACCTGAGTCCATGTCATGTCGAGGAATTCGGCCTGACGGGAGCCTGCCAACGCAGCGAATTCAGCCGCCCCGCAGATGATCAGACTCTGCCCGCCACGGGCTTGAGCAAATGCCGCCAGGGCCTTGAGGTCTGCTGTCTCGGGAGAGACAGTGCGCGGCCTCTCTTTGTTGCGCTTGACTTGCCGCTCACGGCAGGGATTGACCAGCGCCTCCCCCCTCTCAATGGCTAGACCGATCAGGATGCTCAACAGCGAAATCTCGCGGTTGGCACGCACTGGGGCGTCAGACCTCTCCACGCGCAAATATTGCGCGATCATGGGCGCGGTGATGTCGGCGGCCTGCATGGCTCCGAAAACCCGCAGCACCGCGACCGAGTAGGCCGTGTAGTCCTGCTGTGTGCGGGGCTTGAGATCACGCCACAGTGGTGTGAGTTGGTAGGTGTCCCACAGACCCGCTATCGTGCCGATGGCGGGGCCGCTGCGGGTGAGGTCAAGCACCTTGCGGATCGCCGCCTCGCGGTCTGTGCCGAGGTTGATTGGCTTGCCGCGCAGGGGGTGGTAGCGGTAGGTGACGGTCTTTCCATCCTTCCAAGGCCGCGCCTCCATCAGCGGCAACAAGCCTTGAGCACTGGCGCGGTCTTTGGGTCGGATCATGCTGACACTCTCCATTTCGGCCCATTGACGGGCGTTGCCTGGGCCATATTACGCCTGTCCCAATCTGCCCTTCGCACCAGAGGCTTGCCGTTGGGCTTCACATCGACCGGCAGGCCAAGTCCGCGCAGGAAGCGAACCTGGGCGTGGCCCTGTACCAGCGGCTCGCAGATCGCGTCAATCTCTTGCTGAGTGAGGATAGGCAGGCTCATGCTGTTTCCTTCTTGAGCGGACGCCACGGCTTGCCCTGCAAGGAGGCAGACCGCCCGGTCGTGATGTTGAACCAGATGCCGTCCCGGTACTCTTCGATTGATGGGCTCAGGTGGTCGGCGTAGAGGCGTTCGTACAAGCCGTTCTTGGTCGGCTTGGTCGTCCGGTTCCAATCGTCGCGTTTCATTCGGTTGTCAGCCATGCTGCCCCCGTGCGGCCAGCATCGCGTCGGCCATGTGCCACGCTGTAGTCGCATAGATCACATCGTCGCCGTCACCCAGCTTCGACCAATCGCCGCTGTGCGCCATCAGTCCTTGCAGTGCTGCGGCTGCGAAGTAGTCCCTGAGCGATAGCCCTTGCGCGTGCTCTGCCGGCGTGGTGCTGTGCGTGTGCGCGGTGCTTGGGAATGCGGGGCCGCCGTTGTTTGTGGTCATGTGCTCTCCTTCATTTCCAGCCAGCGGTTGAGGAACGCGAACGCGACCAATGCGCCACTCAGCACCACAGCGACCTCATAGGTCATGTGAGGCGCAACGAAGATCGCAGCGCACAGAAACATTCCATCAACGCGGGTCATGCGCTCTCCTTCAAGCGGTCGCGCAGGGCGGTGATGGCAGCATTCACGGCTTGCTCATCAATCACGCCGGGGTGATCGGCTTCGGTTTCCAAAGCGTCCAAACACTGCCGCAGCAGGGCGGTGTCGTCTACGGGACGGGTGTAGAGGGGACCCCAGCCGTCCTCGTCTGGTCGTTGTTTGCCCCACACGACTTCGGGTTCGTCAAGACCAATCGCACGACCATCATCATCTTCAATAAAACTTGCTCGGCTCCACGCCACCGGCTCCTGCCAAGGCTCCGCAATTCCACGCGCACAAGTTGCGCACAACTTGGCTCGCTCACAAGTCTCGCCACACTGATTGAGTGGTTCAGACTCCGACAGTGCGGTGCGGAGGGCGGCGACTGTCTTGTTAAGATTGCTCCCCGGAACTAGCTTAAATATAGAACTTGCGTTTTGTGTTTCGATAAGTTTCAACGCCATCTGCGCTGCTTCTCTCAGTGTTGTCATGCTTCACCTCCTGCATCGGACTCGCGCTTCGTCACGGAGACGTCCCACACGTAGTCCCCGCTGCGGATCTGGAAAGCCCCGCCGTGGAATTCAGCCTTGCTGATGAGTGCGCCCATGACGTCACTGGTCACATCACGCTTCTCGCCGATGAAGTGGGTTCCGGTTTTGTTGACGCGACCGGTGTAGATCGTGCCCGTCAGAGGGCTGCACGCAATTCGGGTGCTCATGCTTGCTCTCCTGTAGCCTTTGCGATGGCTGCGCGGGCTTTGGCTGCTGCGTCGCTGCCGTATGCCGGGGCTTCTTCCCAGTTCGTCAGCATTGCCTTCAACGCCTCCAACAACTCAGGCGCGGCTGCGATCAGGCGGGCGTTGGCTTCTGCCTGCTCACGCGGGATGGTGTCCCAATCTTCAACCCGTGTAATCGCCACATACTCACCAGCGGACTCGGCCCAAATCTGATGCGGATCATCGACGCTCCACGGCCCCGGTGTGTGTTTGCTCATTTGGTTTCTCCTGCCTTGGCGATGGCTGCGTCGATTCGCGAAACGAACTCAAACATTTCCGGCTCGACTTTCAGTTCTTCGCGGGCCTCAATCAGCAATTCAAGCAGTTCCGCATTCACCGCATGAAGGCGGCGCAGTTCGGCAGCGCATCGGTTGTGCATGTTGGTGTTGTATGACCTCGCCCAGTCAGCCAAGCGCAGGGCAAGGGTGGGCGCTGCCGATACCGGCCCGGTCTGTTCACCACCGCCTGACGGCAATGGATCAGCAGCGCCCGAATTCAGTTCACTCATCGTCATCCTCCACCTCCACCACCTTGTCCGCAATACACGCGATGACGTCCTCCAATCGCACCACCGTGTAGCCGTCCACCATTCCCCTGCGGTGAAGCGTCTGCACCCGGCGCATCAGGTTGTGCTGCATCAGGCGCAGCGCGGCCAGTTGACGAATCAACTCCTCGCCCTGCGTGATGATTTCGCTCGGCGGCACGGGGTCACCCAGCCGCAGTCGCGCTAAGAGTTGCTGCATGAAAACTTTCTTTCAAGGAATGAAGCCAAGTCGCGGCTGACCTTTTTGGGGGTCGTCCAACCGGACGGGCCTTGATGATTCGTTGGTGCGGTGCGTCCGCGAAGGTTGTGACCAGCGCGGCTGGCCGTTCGAGGGTCAAGCACCTCAACCTGACCGGGGCGCTTGACTGCTTTCCATCGGTGAGCGCATTCCAAGCAAATGCGAGTTCGTACAACAACATCATTTGATTTGCGCCTTGTCTCAATGACGGCCATTCGCAGCCCCTGACAACTCGGACACTTCATACTTCACCAAAACTTCACAACCACGAAACCCAACACCGCCAAGGCAGCGATTGCCAACACGAACAACCGGCCCAATACCTCCAGGCCATCGTCTTCATCGCGCATCTAACACCTCGATCAACTTGTCGATGTAGTGGCGGGCTTTCTTCAGTTCCTGCACCTGTTCGTCCTTGCTGCCCATTCGCATCAGGTACTTCACGGCATTGCCTCTGAAGAATCCGATGCGCTGCTCAAGGGGCCATGTGTCCACTACGTCCCACGGCTGCACGGACATCTGAACGTAGTGGGTGCCGCCTTCTTGCTTTCGCTTGGCGTTCATGCTGCTTCCTTGAACGTCTCATTGACCTGGTTCCATGCGTCTTGGTTTGCGACCAAGATGGCCCCAAGATGGAAAACCGAAGCAGGCCGTGGCAGTCCTGGCGGCAAAGCAATCTCGCCCGATCCACGGCCCTCTGCCGTGTCTGCAAACCGCCCGTAGAACGAAGTGGGATACCCCCCGCCCAACTGCTTGCGGTAGGCCACATGGACGGCATCGCGGCAGACCATTGCCAAGAGCGAATCCCGCACACGCTTGATGGGCAGCTTCAGTTCAGCGGCCAGTTCGTTTGCCGATTTCGGTACGTCCAGGGCGGCGAAGATGAGCATGGCTGCGGTGGGTCGGGTCACTGCTGCCCCTCCGCTGCCAGGACTGCGCGCAGACGCTCAATGCGGGTTGCGTTGTAGGCGGCAAGAGCCTGGGCGTACTCCATCGCAGACTGCGCCTGCAGCCGCTCGCGTTCGGCCTGGGCCAGCTCGGCCGCGGCCAACTCAATGGCGGTCTTTTGCCGGAACACGCCCTTGACCATTTCACTCAACATCCACAGACTCCCGTTGCTGTTTTGCTTGGCTTGCCCGCTCAGATCCCTCGTCAGGGCGGGTGCGGCGGTTGCGCCGCTCCGGCTCAAATAACTTGGCATCCCGGCCACACGGACCGCTGTATCTCGCATCGATGCAGGTGCTGTACTCACGCCGACTCCCTTTACTTCTCTTGCACACCATCACGCGGTTGATTTCCATCTTTCGCCGCGCCCCACCGACCGCTTCTGCGTAGTGCCTGCAGGCCATGCAGGTCTTGCGCTCCTCGCCCCAGGTGTAGTCGGGCAGGGTCCACTGCGGATCGGCGATGTAGACGCGGCGCCAGTTCATGCCGCCTGTTCAATCTCACGCTGTTGAGCGTTCAGCCGGTCGCGCAGGCGCTCGGCTTCCTGTTGGAAGAACTTGTGTTCGCCGCAGGGCGTACCGTGGAAACCATCAATCACGATGAACATCCCGCCAAAAACGGTGCGGTCAAAGCGCACGAAGTAGCGGGCGCTTGGGTCGTTGTTTAAGGCGAGGCTCATGCGGCTTCTCCAGTTGCTTTGGAGATGGCGGAACTTGCTGATTCCAGCGCGTGCGCTATGCCGCTGTCGGTGAAGGAAAGGCCACGCAGTTGGCGCTGGCAAAGCGTCAGCGCGTTTAGTAGTTCTGGAGATGCCGCCATCAAAAGCGCGTTTGTGACTGACTCCTCGTTGCGGCGAGGAACTTTCGCAATTGGAAGATTGATTGGCCTGCCCATCACAACTGGCTGTATTGCAATGTTTGGGGTTGGCTTCGCGGGCCACCCGTAGGTTTGATCAATCTGCGCGTACCAAGGCCCCGGCGTGTGCTTGCTCATGCCGCCACCTTTGAAAGCCGCTCAACCATCTGATCAACCTCAATCAGGAACTGCTCAACCTCAAACTCCAGCTCCGCAATGAGCTTGTCGTCGCGCTGGATGCGCGTGACGAACAACTGCAGATGAGCCGGGAAGCGGTCGTCGTAGCTGACGAAGTCGCACCAACGACGGCCGGTGCAGGACATCTGCCACTGCATCTGCGTGACGTACTTCCCGTCTGGCTTGCCCGTGAGAAGCGTGTTCATGTGCGTGGCGCTGTTGGGCACCTTGATCTCGAGCAGACCATCGGTGTTGATGACCCCGTCCGGCGAAGCGCCCGACATCTGCAGCCGGGGGTGCAGGATCAGCCCCACCTCCTCCACGATCTCGCCGCTCATGGCCTCGTAGGCCGCGCGGGCCACCGGCTCCATCTCCGTGCCGCGCTGCATGGCCGCGTTGGTGAAGGACTCCTGCCGGCGCCCGGTCATGCGCTCCAGGACCAGTTCTGCCAAGTAGTTCTGGCGGGAGGTTGAGTACCCGGACTTGGTCTTGGCAATAACATCGGCCACGCGGCTAGCGGTCACCTTGCCCAGGCGCGCAGCGAACCATTCATCTGTGCGCTGGTCCATCACTTGACCTCCGCATCGACGACGTTTGCCGCGGCAATGGCTGCGTTGAATGCATCCCGGCGCTGCAGCACCAGGTCTTTCAACTCCTCGTAGCCCGAGACATCACGGGCCGCATTGGCCAGGGCGCACTGCGCTTTCCAGATGCGCTGCAGTTCATCTTTGTCGGGAGCGGCGAGCACCAGGGCCTTGGCGGCATCCAGGTCGAAGGTGATGATTTCACCGGTGTCGGAGTTGATGACCTTCGGGGCGACGGATTCAACGATGCGCTCGGCCTCGTCCTGCTCGTAGATGCCCACGAAGCCAAAGGCCAGACGGGCGCACTGGATCATGGCCTTGTGGCGCAGCATCCTCTTGGGGTGAGACTGCCACGGCCCGGTGCCACGCTTGCACTCCTCCATCCATTCCGTGACCTTCACCGGGTGAGCGCGGTCCTTGCGGTAGATGATGCAGGTGCAGGACTCGTTGTCCTGCTGGAAGTCCATGCCATCAAACTGCGGGTGCGTGTTGATGATCCGGCTCCAACCGTCCACGCCGACCACCGGCACGATGCCGTTTGACTTGTCGGGGAAGGCGTAGATTTCCTTGGTCCAAGGATTCAAGCTGTACTGGTTTGCGACCACCAACAGCGCGGCCATCTGCGCATCGGACACTTGGCCCTTGAAAGCGGTGGCCTTCAGGACGCCAACCAACTCCTCGGGCTCCCCGCCCAGGTTGAGTGCCGTTGCCAGCTTGCTGGCGTTGGCAAGAACGATGTTGCTCATTGCTTCCTCTCAAAGATGGCCCGAAGGACTCGGGCGATCAAGTTCTTGTAGTAAGACGCCCGGGTCATCGGGCGGGTGCGGCGGTACGGTCCGGTGATGGCGCCCGTGTCGATCAATCGCTGAATCACCACGGTGCTGCCTCCCAGTTCGGCGCGAGCCTGGGCTTGCGTGTCTTGCGAAACGTTTTGCCCTTGAAGGTTGGAAATGGCCACGCTCCCTCCCGTACAGACTGCGGAATCAGACGATGCCCATCCACCACAGCGCCACCGGCAGGAAGACGCACATGGCCAGGAACAGCGCGCCGAGCAAGTCCATCGCGCCCTGCCGGCGCTGCTCGTAGGTCGTGCTCATGCGATTGCATGGTTGGCCAACACTTCTTCTTCAATGCGGCGAAGGGTGGCCTCTTCAAGCTGGCTGGTGATGTCCAGGCCGCCGACCCAGACCTTGAGGTTGGCCACCGCATCGCCGGCGCCGGGTTCGTCGTCGCGGTCGGCATAACCGGGCGTGATGTCGAACTCGACTTCCACTTCAAGGGTGATTTCGAGGTTCATGCGGCCACCTCGCTGCGCTGTCCCGCAAGAGATGCCTGAATGGCCTGCACCATCTGCTCTGCCGCGGCGCGGGAGAGGTGAAAACTGAAGTTGCTGGTGCCGGTCTGCACATACAGCCAAGCGCCGGGCCGGTCGCCGTCCCACTCGTCTACCGACACACACACTTCCGTGTCATCAATCGTCTTCATCTGCCTCTCCTTGTTGCGCGTGTTGCGCTGTTGATGGAGAGGAGTTTAGGGCAATCTAAACGATACAGTCAAGTGTGACCTAAACTTTTTTCATCAAAGCAAACCCTTAGATGAAAAAAAGCCACCCGAAGGTGGCTGGTAGCGGATGCGGGTTGGTCTACGGCTTGGCGCGGGGCTTGTCGCTCTCGTCTCGCCAGTCGATGTCGCCAAAGTCCATGACGCTGTCTTCGGCCGGGCAGTCCATGCTCACGCCCTTCGGGCTTTCCCAGACGTAGCAGATTCGGTAGTCCACATGGATGGTGCCCTTCATGGGGATGCGGACCACGCGCAATGTGGCGTTGGGCATTTCATAGACACGCTCAATCGGCCCCTGCTTGAACATCTCGGCGACCTTGGCCCGCTCCTTTTCCCGGCGCTCCTTGGCCCGCCTTTCTTTGTCTGAATCGCCCGTGCAGCCGGCGATTGCGACTGACGCGACCAGGGCGAAAAGTGTTGATCTCATAGCCCTCCCGAGCCCGACTTGTCCCTCACCCGGCCGATGATGCTGATGTGCTCTTGCACGGACTCGGGGTCGATTTCCTCGTCCTGAGGGCGGTGCGCAGGATTGTCACTGTGCAAAATGATTCCGCCATCAAGTCGCTTGTAGACGCGCTTGATTCTCAGTTCATCGCCGTAGCGCAGCGCGTACACCTTGCCATCCAAGATCGTGACCTCGGCTAGGTTCACCAGCACGGTGTCGCCCGAGTGAAGAAGGGGTTCCATGCTGTCGCCGCGGACTTGGAACCGCCTGGCTGACTCGGGCTTGATGCCCTGCTTCTGAAACCACTCCCGGCGGTAGGTCGCGAGGGTTGAGTCTTGGATCTCCTCGACGATGGGGATTCGCCCCGGCCCGGCGCTGAAGGTGACCGTGTGCTCGGGGATCTGGACGTAGTCTTCGCCCAAGTCCTCGTCGTCATCGTGCGCCCGAACCGCGACCGCCTGTATGACGCTGGATGGCGCGTCCATGAGGAAGTACGTCTCGGGCAGTCGCAACCTTTCCGCAAGTCGTGTTGCCACCAACTCCCCGAACGGCTCGTTTTCGTCCAGCAACTGTGTGATTCGCCCCTTGCTGTATCCCGTTCGCCTCATCAATTCTTGGCGGTCCGACTTGAGCTTTGACTCAAAGTAGGCGACGAATCGATCCCTGCGCTCTTTGTCCATCCTGGCAATGCTATGACGCGGGCGTTCAGCAATTTCTTGACAGCATCGTTTAGACTGATCTAAACTTTGCGCATGAACCTGAACGATTGGCTTGACTTGGAACTTGGCCGCTCGGTCGCCTTGGCCCAGCACTTCGGATTGACCCGCAGTGCCATCAGCCAGTGGCGAACGAACGGCGTTCCACCCTCGCGAATGAAAGCCGTTCGCGACTTCACCAATGGCGAAGTGACCCTGGAGGAGATGGTGCCCGACACCGGCTCCGAGGCCGACAGCCGCACGGCGGCCTGACACCTCACCCGCGCAACTCACGCGCCATTTCCTCCCACTCCCAGGCCGCGTTGTCCATACAGCGCCGGATGACCCAAGACAGTTTCTGAGTCGCCCAAACATGATCATCGATCCGATCCATTCGCTTTCCTCTCGTGGGCGCTCTGACGGCGCGCTGCAGGTTGAACTCCGAGGGATGTGCCCTCGGCTGACGGTCGATGTGCTGGACGCTGTGGCTTCTGCCCGCGGCTCCACCCGCACCGACCTCGTCAACGAACTGCTCTCCAAGTGGGCAGAGCAGCAGTTGCGAGAAGCAAGTCTCATCGCAAGGGTCACGCGCGGCAATCCCGAGGTCGCGGACGCATTCGGAGTCTGATGGATGAACGCCCAACTCGCCATTGACTTTGACCCGCCGCGCCTGGATCGGCCGCAGGGCCTGATGCAGTCGGCCCGCAAGCGCGGACAGCGCCTGGGGGACTTGGCCGCAGACCGTGCAGCAGAGGACTTCCGCGAGCGCGCCAAGGCATTTGCCGTGCGCTACCTGCAGGTGCATGGACCCAGCAGCAGCGAGGTGATCACTGACGCCGCGAAGGCCGCGGGGATCACGCCGCCGGATGACCGCGCGTTTGGACCTGTGTATGCGGCCCTGGCCAAGAAGGGCCAGATTGAGTTCGCCGGCTGGTGCGCCCGTGTCAAGGGTCACGGCACGGCGGGTGGGCGACTGTGGAGGGTGGCGGCGTGAGGGACTCGCGGCGCGTGTTTTCCGCGAAGCAAAAAAGGCATCTGTATTTGGCGCAGCGTGGTTGTTGCGCCAAGTGTGGTGGGCAACTCGGCCAACGCTGGGATGCCCACCACGAAGTTCGGCACGCCGATGGCGGCGTGACCGAGATCGTCAACGCGGTAGCCCTGTGTCTAGGGTGTCACCGCACGATTCATGGAGCTAAAAGTGATTGAACCAAGAGGTTGGCAAACCAAGGCCGTTGAGCGTTTCAAGAATGAGGACGCGAAGGCGTTTCTCGTCAACGCTTGCCCAGGCGCCGGCAAAACCATTTTCTCGGGTATCTGCTCGCGTCATGCCATTGACAGTGGCGAAGTTGATTTCGTGGTGATCGTAGTCCCGACCACCGCGCTCAAGGGCGACAAGGCCGCCGGCTTTCTGGGCGATTGGAACAAGGTTGGCATCCAGATCACGACCGTTCTCAAGGATGGCAAGGGCCGCCCCGAGGAGTTCAGTGGAGCAGTGGTGACCTATCAGCAACTCGGCAATCTGCTCTCCACATTTGATGCTTGGGTTGGCGGCGGCTTGAGGCTGATGTTCGTGTTCGATGAAATCCACCATGCAAGCGAGTCCAACACATGGGGGATGGCCGTGGACCGTTGCGGCGAGTTGGCGGTCAAGGTGCTGGCGATGACGGGCACGCCTTTCCGCGGCGACGGCAGTCGCATTTCCTTCGTGCGCTACGACCAGGATGGCAAGGCCAAAGCTGATGCCACCTACACCTACCAACAGGCAGTTGCTGATCGCGTCTGTCGCCCGGTGGAATTTATGACCGATGACGGTCTGGCCCAGTACATCTACAACGAGCAAGAGGAGGAGATTCGAATCTCCGAGGCAACTGCTGATGATGAGGCCAGCAAGGCCGCTCGGGTGATCTTCAGCGCGGAGTCGGACTGGCTGCGTCAGGTCATAGAGAAGGCCGACAGTCGCCTGGAGCAGTACCGAGTCGCCGACATTGATGCCGGCGGGATCGTGATCTGCCGGCCCGGCAAGGACGAGCGAGATGACCGGCACCTACTCCAGGTGGCCAAGGTTCTCAAGGCCATCACGGGTGAGACGCCGGAGGTCATTACCCACGACGATCAGGATGCCAACGCCAAGATCGAGCGGTTTCGAGAAGGTTCTTCAAAGTGGATCTGCAGCGTTCGCAAGATCAGCGAAGGCGTGGACATCAAGCGCCTGCGCGTGATGGTCATGGCGAACAACCCTGGCACAGAGCTTCTGTTTCGCCAGTTGGTCGGGCGGGTCGTGCGCGTCGAGGACCGCACGATCACCGAGGACGCAACCATCTTCATGGCCAAGTTCCCGCAACTTGTGGGGTGGGCCAAGCAGATCATGGAGGAGGCCAGCGCGGGCTTGAGGACTCGGGAGGCGGAAGATGAGGCGCAGCAGAAGGAGATGACCGAGGAGCGCGTCTCCTCCTTTGTGGCGCTTGGTGCAACGCACGAGCATGGCGGCGGCGTTTCATCGTATGGCGAAACCTTCCAAGCCCATGAGATCAACTTCGCGGAAAGCTTCAAGCGAGGTGACCCCCAGATGACCAACATCCCGGCCACCGTCATTGCGCACATCTTCCGCAAGGCCAACGTGCAGGCGCCCGCTGATGTGGCCGTCACTGAGCCCTTGGCCGTCCAGAAAACCAGGGTCCGAAAGTCACTGAACAACTTGGCTCGCCAGTACGCATTCATGCGCAACCCGGACAAGCCTGATTTCTCTGGCGTCTTCCAAATGATCCATCGGTTCACGGGCGCGAAGAACTTGGACGACCTGCACGACAACCACAGCATCGACAAGATGCGTCAGGTTGAACGCGCCCTGCGCACGGCAATCGCTGGGAGCAGTGATGCAGCAGCAGCCTGAGCGCGATGTGCTTGAGGTGTTCCTGAGTGAATACCGCAGCAACCTCGCGCAGACGCTTGAGGGGATCGCTTGGTACATCAAGAAGATCATCGCGCAGCGTTCCTGGGAGTCCAAGAACGATCAGGGTGGAAAGCCTTTCACATCGTTTGAGCACTGGGTGGTGGACCGCGGCTATTGGGGCTTGCGCTCCACCATCTCCCAGTTGCTCGACTTCTGCAAGGCTGATCACGAGGCCCAGGCCCTCATTCGCGCGGAGGTTGGGACTGCGCCGAAGAACGGCGAGATCGGGAACGGCAGAAGTAGGGTTGATGCCATCAAACCTACAGATGGGGGCACATCGCAGACCTACTTGCTGAAACGCATGAAGCGCGACTTTCCGGACGCCGCACAGCGTGTGGTTGATGGGGAGTCCGCGCACTCAGTTGCTGTTGAACTTGGAATCCTTCCCAAGTCCATCAGGATCACAGACAAGACGGATGTTGATGTCGCCGCAGCGCGGATCAAACAGGTGCTTGGTGACTCGTTTGCGAAGCGCCTAAGGGAGGTTCTGTGACAGCGGGAATCTACGCAATCAATGATTTTGAAAGGGGTGTCCCGGTTTATGTTGGTCGATCAAAAAACATTGAGCGCCGCATTAAACAGCACCTCAAGGATTGGATTTCATGCGAACGCAATGCAATCCTCGACGGGTGTATTGAGGCCCCATTCATAAGGTCGAAGAAATCCTTGTTTTCGCTTCTAGCGATAGAGGGACTGCCATTTGATTGGGAGGTCATCGAGGAAACGAATGACTTGGAAAAAGCTGAGTCGTTTTGGATAGACGAGCTTCTTTCATCAGGGGTTCAACTTGCGAATGGATATGGGACACACACCATGCAAGGTCGCGCACTAAAGCTGCCCTGCCCGTATTCAGAAAAGTATGGCGTTGGGCCTGCTGCTCTTTGCTATGTGACGAAGGTGAGGATCGAGCAGACATACCTCCTCAAGCGCCTCAAGCGTGACGAGCCCGCGCTGGCCGAGAAGGTGGTGAGCGGAGAACTGTCGGCCCATGCCGCGGCGGTAGCGGCAGGCATCAAGAAGCGCCTTGTGCAGATTGAGCCCACGCCAGATGGGTTTGCCAAGGCAATCGAAAAGCACCTTCCGGGGTGGACATTGGTGAGGGCGGCATGAACTTCTTCAAGCTCTACATCGGCGACTATCAGCGTGATACCGCACATCTTTCAGTCACTGAGCACGGCGCATATCTGCTGATGCTCCAGCACTACTACGCCACCGAAAAGCCGCTGCCCGTGGGCAGAGCCCTGCACCGGATGCTGCGCGCACAGGACAAGCACGAGCGGGACGCGATAGATGTGGTCGCCCAGCGGTTCTGGCGGACGACTGATGAGGGGCTCGTGAACGATAGGGCGGACGTTGAGATCGTCAAAGCGTCAGCGCAGCGTGAGACGAATTCGGCCATCGCAAGGACACGAGAGGCTAAACGAAAGACTCGCGAAATGGAGCACGAATCGTGTAACGAATCGTGTGACGAAGCGAGCACGAATCGTGCAACGAACGATCAACCTAACCAGACACCAGACACCAGACATAAACCCCCCTTACCCCCCAAGGGGGCTGACGACGAGGGCCAAACCCCGTCGGTGCCTTGCCCGTTTGAGACGATTGTTGGGCTGTACCACAACATCCTTCCTGAGCTTCCGGCCGTCAGGCTGATGACGGAAAAGCGAAAGCGAGCGATGCGCAAGTTCTGGGCTTGGGTGCTTTCGTCCAAACGGCTCGATGGCACTCGCAGAGCGGAGAGCGGCGACGAGGCGCTTGAGTGGCTTCGGACTTACTTTTCGACGGCGCGCCAAAACGACTGGCTCATGGGGCGGACAGCAAGGTCAGCGGAGCATCAGAACTGGGAATGCGATCTGGACTTTCTGCTGTCCGAGCGGGGGATGACAAAAGTGATTGAGAAGACGAGGGCCGCATGAGCGCCATCCTGGAAATCCAAAACGCTGCGGCGGACACCTTCGTCCCTCCCTACAGCCTTGAGGCCGAGCAAAGCGTCCTCGGCTCCCTGCTGGTCGATCCGTCGAACTTCAACGGTGTTGCTTCGCTGGTCACCGAGGAATCTTTCTTCGTCGGTTCTCACCGGGCCATCTGGTCGGCCATCCAGGCCAAGTGCAATGCAGGGCAGGCGTGTGATCCGTTGACCGTCTTTGCCGCTTTGCAGGAGGCGGGCGCGGAAACGGGCGGTCTTCCCTACCTCACGCAGTTGGCCTCAAGCGTGTTCGGAGCAAGCCCTGTGCGTCATGCCGGGATCGTTCGGGAGCGGCACCTTCAACGTCAGATCATCGGCGCGGCTTACAAGGCCATCGAAATCGCCCGAGAGCCTGGTGCGGTTGCGGAGAAGTTGGATCGCATCAGCGGAGCCTTCCAGGGCATCGAACGCACGCAGATGCGTAAGGTGCCGCGCCACATTTCCGAGTTGGTCATCCGCGCCATTGATCGCTACAACGACATGGCGGACGGCAAGGCCCCGAAGGCGTGGCCCACCGGCATTCAGCCGTTGGACAGGTTGCTCAACGGCGGCATTCGTCCGGGCAAGCTGTACGGGGTTGCCGCACGTCCGAGCGTTGGGAAGTCCTCCGCAGCTCGCTCGATGGCCGCGACTCTTGCTGCAGCCGGGGTCACCACGCTCATCCTGAGCCAAGAGATGCCGGTCGATGAGGTGGCAGATTGCCTTGTTGCCCAAGAGGGCAATCTGAGCGGCGCTCGGATTGCATCGGGAGAGTTTGAGCAAGAGGATTGGTCGCGAGTTGTGGACGCTGCGGAGGCCCTGCGGCCCATGAGCCTGTACGTTGACGATGACGGTGGCCTGACCATCAACCAGATCGCGGCCAAGTGCCGGGATGTGAAAGGCTTGAAGGTCTTGGTGCTGGACTATCTGCAACTGAGCCAGTCAACCAACACCAAGGCCACGACCAACGACCAGATCGCGGAAATCTCCAAGGGGCTCAAGCGTCTTGCCTTGAACCTCGACATCGCCGTCATCGTCCTGAGCCAGTTGAATCGGGATGTCGAGAAGCGGGCCGACAAGGAGCCTGTGCTTGCTGACCTTCGGGACTCCGGGGCTATTGAGCAAGACCTTGATGTGGCCATCCTCTTGTGGACGGCTCAGATGCACGAGGACTCGCGCCTGGTTGGGTGGAAGGTCGCCAAGCACCGCGGCGGTCGCATTGGAACCTTTGGGATGCGTTTCACCCCGAGCGTGTATCGCTGGCACGAGAGCGCCGAAGACTTGCGTGCGCCTCCCGTGGCGTTCAAGCGCAAGGGAGACGGCCTGTGACGATCAATGAATTGATCCTCATGTGCGCCCGTCGAGTGATCGACAACCACCGCATCGGGCGAAAGGTTGGACAGGAACAACTGGCATGGGCGCGGGCCATTCTCACGCGCCACAACTCTACTAGGGAGAGCAAATGAACTCATTGACCATCACCGGCAACCTTGGCAAAGACGCCGAGATGCGAAGCCTCAGCAACGGAGATCCCGTGCTGACCTTCAGCGTGGCCGACAGTCAGGGCAAGGAAAAGCCCGCGATCTGGTGGAACTGCAGCCTCTTTGGCAAGCGCGGCGAGAGCCTGTCGCAATACCTCACCAAGGGACAGCAAGTCACGGTTGTGGGGACCGTCTCCGAGCGCGAGTACACCGACAAAAACGGCATGGCCCGCAAGGCGATGGACGTTCGCGTGTCTGACGTTGCGCTGCAGGGCGGTCGTCGCGAATCGGCAGACCCGGCGCCCGCGCCTGCGCCAGTTCGCAAGATGAGCAGCTTTCACCCCGACCACCCAGACAACCGCCAGCCCGCACAGAACAAGCCGGCGCCGTCCCTGGCCGACATGGAAGACGACATCCCGTTCTAGCGATTACTTGGACAAATCGCTGTGAAGTGCGTCATGTGCGGCAAGACCCTCAAGCGTGCAGCCCTGCTGCTAGGCACGGTGGCCATCGGCCCCAAGTGCGCGGCCAGGATGTTCACCAAGACCGGCCGCGCCCGCATGACGGTTCTGATCCGAAAGCAATCGCCCCAGACGAGTCCCGACCAAATGAGCCTGGAGTTCGCATGACCGACAAGCAAATCTTCTTCATGGCCCACGACGAGGCGCGGCGTCGGGCAATGGATGCCGTCAGCAAGGCCCCTGCAGGGTTCAAGGTGACGATTTCTCCGCCCACCCGCACCCTGGATGCCAACGCGGCCCTTTGGCGCATCCTGACGCTGTTTTCCGAGCAAATGCTGTGGCCGGTCAACGGCAACATGGTTCGGATGGAGCCCGAGGAGTGGAAGGCGGTACTGTCGGCGGGCTTTAGGCAGGAGCAGGCGCGGCTTGCGATGGGGCTGAACGGCGGGGTGGTGATGCTGGGCTTGCGCACGAGCAAGATGAGCAAGCGCGAGTTCTCGGAGTTCCTCGAGTTCCTGCACGCGGTGGCCGCCGACCGCGGCGTGGACCTGCAGGAGCGGGTGGAGGCGCACGCATGATCCTCACGCTGCCCTGGCCACCCAAAGACCTGAGCCCCAACGCCCGGGTGCATTGGTCGCGACTTGCCCGGGCCAAGAAAGCCTACCGGGCCGCATGCGCGTGGAGCGCCAAGGGGCAGGGTGCTGCCAAGAAGGACGCGCAAAGCCTGCAGGTGTCCCTGACCTTCCACCCGCCCACCCGGCGCGCCATCGACATCGACAACTGCCTGTCCCGGTTCAAGGCCGGCATTGATGGTCTGGTGGATGTCCTGCAGGTTGACGACTCCCTGTGGCGCATCACGATTGCCAAGGCCGAGCCCGCCAAGGGCGGCAAGGTGGTGGTGGAGATTGCGGCATGAAGCGCACCGGATTCAAGCGCCCGACTTACGAGGCACCCCCGGCGCCGCCCATCAGGCCCGTGCCGGCAGAACTCCGCGCCCGCATCACCATGCCCCGGTGCGAGCAGACCGCCAAGCCTGAACCCAAGGAGGGTGCTTGGCGCAGCGAAGCCTACCGCCGCGAGATCGCCGGCATGCCCTGCAGCGCCTGTGGAGCCCCACCTCCAACCCAGGCCGCGCACGCCAACCACCGCGGCAAGGGCATGGGGATGAAGTGCAGCGACATCTTCTGCTTCCCCCTGTGCCCGCCTTGCCACGCCGAATTCGACCAAGGCAAGAACTACACCCGTGACCAGCGCCGCGCTCTGGCCGACGACTGGACCCTCAACGCCATCGCCAAGCTCGCCAACGCCGGAAGGATCAAACTCGCATGACCAAACTCCTCAACCGCTACGCCTCGGCCATCAACTCCGATGACCTCACGAGCAACCCCAAGACGGTCTGGTCGGACTCCGATGTGGTCGGCGCTGCCGGCATCGCATCCCGGCACCACCCGATGGCCGCGGCCCTCACCCGGATGCTGCTGGGCGACAAGCGCGCGGCCAATGAGGTTGTGGAGGCTTTGGCCGAGGGTCTGGTGGGTTACGCCTGGAGGCAGGGGCGGCACCGCTTGCCCCGGCAGATCGCCACCGAGATCGCGCAGGCCACCCTCGCATGGCACCGATTCGGCACCTGCTCCCACTGCGACGGCACCGGCTACGCCAAGGTCAAGGACGCCCCGGTGCGGGTGAACCTGTGCGTGCCCTGCAACGGGACTGGCCGCACCCACCTTGACCACCAGGTTGAACCGCAGCACCGGCAGTACGCCAACTGGGCCGCAGCAGAGATCGACCGCCGGATGCATGAGGCGGGACCGGCCGCCATGCGCTCGCTTGCGCCGCAGTTGGCCTTGTAGATCGCGCCCCAATGGTGGAAACCCGCCAAAAAACCCAACTCTGCCCGTTGATCAACCGACCAGAACCTCAGAAAATGACACCGTCCCCGAGGAATCGGGCTACCCGCAACCACCAGGTTCGGGCCAAGTCGCCGTAACGTAACGGCCAAACTCACCCCAAAATTTTTGAACCCGCCCTGGAAACTCGGCGGGTTTTTCGCTTTCGGGGGCGGTCAATCAACCCGCCAAGCGCTAACCCTGTGACCTGTCCCCCGACCCAAACCTCTCCCGGGCCGTTACTCCCTCAAATCTCCGTCGGCCCGGTTCGCCCCCACTAGCGGGGCTTTTTTATTCCGCAAGCAGCGTGTGCGGCCAACTGCTGCAGCCCTGCGATGTAGACCAGCGCGGCCACGACCTGAGCGCAAACCGCAGTTGCCGATTCCTGGCGCGGAACGCGGGCAGGCGCAGGGCAGACAGCCGGGAAAGACCGGCACCACCCGAGGACACCCCATGAAGTGCATCTGCATCTGCATCGCTGACGACGGCACCTACACCGTCCACCCCGAGGAGTACGACGCTCCTCCCGAGGGAGCGCAGCAGTTCGCCTCCGAGGAGGAACTGATGGCCGCACTGCCTCAGATGCTCTCCTCTGACTCCATGCCCGATGACGGCGATGTGGAGATGGAAGGGGAGGCCGAAACCAAGGCCGCCATGAGCCAAGCCTTCGAGGGCGGGTTCAAGGGTGCGCGTGGGGGCTCGGGGTTCTGAGATGACTGCCAGGGGCAAGGGGAAGAAGTCTGCGCTGGAGCAGCCGGCCAAGCCGGTGAAGGCAGGGCGCGAGGCGATTCCTGAAATCCTGGAGGCAATGACAAACGGCGCATCTGTGCGCTCTGAGTGCGAAAAGCGGGGAATTGCCATTGGGTCGTTCTTTCGCTGGGTTGGCGAGGACGAAGAACTCTCGGAGCAGTACACGCGCGCACGCGAGGCGCGGGCCGACCTTGCCTTCGAGGAGATGGACGACCTGAGCGACCAAGCCATGAGGGCCGAGAGTCAGGTCCAGGTCGCCGCGCTTCGTCTGGTGGCCGACAACCTGAAGTGGAAGCTGGCCAGGATGGCGCCCAAGAAGTACGGCGACAGGACGGCCTTGGACCACGGCGGCAGCGTGAATGTCACCCTGTTCGACGGCGAGCAGGCCCGCCGCATGGCCCAGCAGTTGATCCGAGACGATGAAGGCGACGGCCGCTGAACTCGAAGCCCTGGCTGCAACGGCGGCCAGTCAGCGACTCCTGGCCTATGCCATTGGACTGAACCGAGAGTACAAGACCCCTCCGCACATCGAACTCCTGGCTGATGCGCTGGAGGCGGTGGAGCGGGGTGAAATCAAGCGGCTGATGGTGTTCATGCCGCCTCGCCACGGCAAGTCGAATCTGGCCAGCGAGATTTTCCCGGCGTGGTACTTGGGCCGAAAGCCTCACCACCAAGTCATGTTCACGACCTACGGGCAAGACCTCGCGGACGGATTCGGGCGCAAGGTGCGCAACGCGGTTGCAGACCCCAGGCACACGCGGGCATTCCCGGGCAGTCTCTTGGCAGAAGATTCTCAATCTGCCAAGAGATTCAACACGGGCGCAGGCGGCGTGTACTACGCGGTCGGCGCGGGTGGCGCGGTTACTGGCCGGGGCGCGGACCTGCTGATCCTGGACGACCCGCTGAAGAACCGCGAGGAGGCGGATTCGCGCTTAATCCGGGACAAGCTCTGGGATTGGTACGCATCTACCGCTTACACCCGCTTGATGCCCGGTGGCGCGGTGGTGCTCATTCAAACGCGCTGGCACGAGGATGACTTGGCCGGCCGACTCCTCAAGGGCGAGGAGAACTGGAAGGTCATCAACCTCCCGGCCATTGCCGAGGAGAACGATCTTCTGGGGCGCAGTCCTGGTCGAGCCCTGTGGCCCGAGCAGTACGACATCCAGGCGCTTGAGAACATCCGCGGCACGATTGGCCAGCGAGAGTTCGCCGCCCTGTACCAGCAGCGGCCGGCTCCCCTGGAGGGCGCTCTGTTCAAGCGCGACTGGATCAGGACGGGTCGCAGCCCTGGGGCTGGCGTTCGGATCGCAATGGGCGTTGACCTCGCTCTGAGCACCAAGGAGAGCGCCGACTACACAGCCATCGCTGTGATGGCCAGGGACGAGTTCGGCAAGCTCTACGTCCTGGACGTGGTGCGCGAGCGGGTGGACTTCCCCAACGCTCTGCGCCTGATCCGCAACATGGCCGACAAGTGGAACCCCAGGGCCATCGCCATCGAGCAGGTGGCCTATCAGGCGGTGGTGGTGCAGGAGCTTCTGCGTCAGACCACGCTGCCCATCCGTGGCGTGCTGCCGGACAAGGACAAGGTAACGCGGGCGCAGCCCCTTGCCTTGCGCTATGAGCAGGGTCTTGTGCAGCACGCGCATGACCTGCCCGGGTGGTTCACCGATGAACTGTTTGCTTTCCCCAACGGGCAGCACGACGACGCGGTGGATGCCCTGGTGTACGCCTATCAGCAGGTGATGAAGCTGAGCGTGGGGGGCGCATCGCTGCCCGATCCGCGCGAGGTGGCCTGGACGACTTTTGACCCTTCGATGGGAACCTGAGGAGATTGCATGGCAACAAGAAACGCAACCGTGGACTATGAGGTGTCCGAGCGGTGGCACGCGCGGCTCATCCGCTGGGCCGGCCTGACGTTCACGACGCTGGACGATGGCGCTGCGGCTCAGTGGGTTGAGTTCGCTGACCGCTGCTTCCAGGTCACGGGCACCTTCGGCACGGGCGGCTCGCTCACGATTGAGGGCAGCAATGACGGGACAACCTGGCATCCGCTGTCCGATCCGCAGGGCAACCCACTGACTTTCACCACGGGCCGGATCGAGCAAGCCCTGGAGTTGCCGCGCTTCGTTCGTCCGCGCGTGACAGCAGGCGACGCCACCACCAACCTCGTTGTGACTCTGATGATGCGGAGGGTCCAGTAATGGCCACGAAGAAAGCAGCAATCGAGCAGGCCCCGTTCCTGGAGGCCGCCGACAACATCCGCCGACTGGCCAAGCAGTACGAAGGCTTCATGGTCGCGGCCGAGGCGCTGGAGAAGGTCGGCTCGGTAGACCAAGCCCTGCGCGAGCGTGAGGCTGCGCTGGATGCGGCCGAGAAGGAAACCGCCGAAGTCAAGGCCAAGCTGGACAAGGCCAAGGCCGCGCTCAAGGGCGCCGAGGCTGAAGCTGAGTCGCTGATTGCCGGCGCCACCCAGAAGGCCGAGCAGATGATCGAGGACGCCAAGACGCTGGCCAAGGAGGCCGCCGACAACATCGTGGCCAGGGCCAACGCCGATGTGGACAAGACCATCGACCAGGGCAAGGCTGCGCTGCAAGAACTGCAGGCCAAGGCCAAGAAGGCCAAGGCTGATGCCGATGCCGCTCAGGCCAAGGCTGAGTCGCTGGGCGCCGAGATTCAGTCCAAGCAGGCCCAGCTTGATGCGCTGCAGGCCAGCCTGGATGCGCTCAAGGCAAAGCTCTCCTGACATAGATGGCTGACAACACCACTCTCAATCCTGCGCAGGTTGAGGGCGGGGATGTCATTGCGTCCGATGACGTCAATGGCGTCAAGTTCCAGCGGGTCAAGCTCACGCTCGGAGGTGACGGTCAGGACCAGGGCGATGTTCACGCGGGCAACCGACTGCCGGTAGCGGTCCAGTTCCCTGCGACTCAGCAGGTGTCCGGTACGGTGGCCCTCGACGCGGCATCACTTGCCGCGCTTGAGACGGTCAACGCCAATGTGAGCGGGACGGTTGCGCTCGATGCGGCCACGCTTGCTGCGCTGGAGTCGGTAAACGCTGCTGTGACCGGCACCGTTGCGGTGAACAACCTTCCTGCCGTTCAGGCCACGACCGACAGCACTGACACCGAGTATCTGCGGGTGGCAACGAGCGTGATGAACGCAGGCGACACCACCTTGGTCACGCCCGCAGCAGGCAAGCGCATCAGGCTCCAGTGGGTCTACGCGGTCAATGATCCGGTGGCGTCAAGCAGCACGCTTATCACGATCAAGTTGGGCACGTCTGTTCAATATGTTGCGTGGGCCATCAGCAAGCGGCAGCAACTCACGGGGCCGGTCGATGGTGCGCTGATCGTCAACCTCTCCGCTCCCGGCAATGTGGCCGTGACGGTGTTCTATCAGGAGGTGTGATGGCACCAGATGGGTTTGAGCCGAACGTGGTTGCAGTGCCGATCAACTCCAAGGGCGAGTTGGCAAGGGTCGTCATCCGCAAGGGTGATGGGCGTGTTTACGACCTTGGCAAGCCAGGAACATTGATGTTCAAGGTGCGCCTTTGGAATTACAAGCGATTGATGAAAAAGGGGGTCAGCCGTGGGTAGACCCGTTATCGGCTATGAAGCCAACCTACGGTCTAAGTTCACTCAGGGTGATGAAGGCGCTTGCTGGGTGTGGGCGGGCTATAAGCCGGAAACTCACTACGCCAACTTCATTTTCAAAGTGGACGGCAGGTCTAAATCAAAGACCGCTCACCGCGCGGTCTACGAGTTGCTGATTGCGCCAATACCGGATGGGATGGTGTTAGACCATCTCTGCAAAAACATTCACTGCGTGAACCCGGCGCATCTTGAGCCTGTCACTCAAAAAGAAAACTTGCGCCGGAGCGACAACTACATTGGGAAAAACGCTCGTAAGACTCACTGCGTAAATGGACATGAGTTCACGCCAGAGAACATTTATCACCCGCCTAAAAAGCCAACACACCGTTATTGCAGGGCGTGTGCAAATGCGCGGGCAAAGCAATACGCAAACTTAAGGGGTTAACATGGATGTCGTAACCAACGTAGGCCGAGCGCAAGCGGCGGGCTATCTATCCAACACCGTCACCCAGATTGCCACCTATCACGGCAATGTAGGCACGGGTGCGGGCACTGCGGCAGTGGGGGATACCACGCTGTTCACTGAAACCGGCACTGCTCGCATTGCCATCACGCCCACTCGCGTGACTCGGGCGTTCACCAACGACACGGCTCAGTATGTGTTCACCTACACCGCCACGGGGCCGATCAACGTGACCAATGCGGGGTACTTCACCGCAGCCACTGGCGGCGTGCTGATGCAGAAGTCGGACTTCGCCACGATTCCGCTACAGGCCACGGACTCCATTGAGTTCACGTTTCAGAATATGCAAACCTAAGAGATGGCACTGGTTCGCGCCACCTTCAGAGCGCCACGCTCTTTCAGCGTCACCGTCACCGGCACGATTGTCGGCAACACGGTGGTGCTTGAGGGCATTGGTCGAGGCGGTGGCGGCGGTGCATCTGGTGCAACCTTTGGCGGCGGCGGCGGTAAGGGCGGCGGTTATGCCAGAAGGAACGCGCAGGCAGTCGCAACCAACGACACCCTGGCCTTTGTCATCCCCGCAGCGGGCACGGGCGCAGGAACCGCCACCACGGTAGCGAGGAACGGGGCCAACGTCTTGACGGCGGGTGGTGGCAACGCGGGCGCGAACGGACAAGCCACGGCAGGCGGCGCGGGTGCTACCGCTCAAGCGCAGGCCAGTGTGGGTGATGTGACATTCACGGGCGGCAACGGCGCAAACGGTGGCCTGACCACAGGCGGCGCAGGCGGTGGTGGTGCTGGTTCAACGGCGAACACCACGGGTGCGGCGTCATCGCTCCAGTTCGGCCCCGGCAATACGGGCGCTGGTGGCGCATCGGCTGCGGCGGGTACTGCTGCGGGTGGTGCCGGTGGTGGTGCTTCAACGCTTGCAGGCGCAGGGCAGGGTGCGGCGGGTCAGGCAAGGCTGACACTGGACACCGGGCCGGGAACGATTGCCCACAGTGCTGTGTTTACTCGGCGCTTGACGCTGTTTCGTCGCGTGACGGCAGCGATCACGAATCTTGCTGTTTTCAGCCGCAGGATCACGGCACGCAGGGCTTTCACGGCTTCAATCACGCATCTGTCGCGGGCACTCAAGACGATCAAGCTGACCCGCAGCGCGAGCGTGACCCATGTGGCGGCTTACACGCGCAAGGCGATCCGGCTAACCCGCACGGCGGCGATCACGCATTTGGCGCGGATTCGCAGGTCGCTTAGGTTCAGACGAGTGGCGACCATCGTACACAGCGCGGTGTTTCGCCGGTTGGTGACGCTTCGCAGGCGCTTCGTTGCTTCGATTCAGCAGCGGGCAAGGACGTTCCTGAAGTTGGAGGCGAGGCTGATCCCTCGCGCAGAAGGTGGCGGCACTGTTGTTCAGCAGTTCCGCAGCCTGTTTATCTTTGAGGACTGAGATGCTGAGGCGCGACTTGTCAGCATCGGATTTGCTCAACCGTCTGATGTGGTTGCCAAAGGCCACCATCATCGTTGGTCTGGTGGCAATGACTTATTGGGCCTTTGATCGTAAGCCGCCGTTCGTTGTGCATTCGGCGCGGGTTGTGCCGCCGAGCATTCCGGGTGGCGCTCTGCTTGTTGAGGGGGAAGTTAGCCGGGATGTCTCTAGGCCATGTGACCTGACAGTGCATCACTGGGTTGAGGACTCGCAGGGGTATAGGCACTACCTTCCTGTTGTGCAAATGCCTGCTGAGTCGATCAAGCGGTTAGAGCAGTCTATTAGCCCCGGCCGCACGAAATTTTCAACGATGCTGGCAACAGCGGTGCCGTTTGGTGCGGCGACGTACCACGCTGAAAACCAGTATGTGTGCAACCCAGTTCATGTGTTGCTGCCTATTTCGGTCATCACTCGTATTCCGTTCACGGTCACATCCAAATGAGCGCCGAGCCGATCAAGATTTACAGCGGCCCGGAGCGCAGGAGCGGGCTCAGCATCAGCCGCGATCAGTTGGACTCCATTGCTGAACACGCGGCAGAGCGGGCCATTGAAAAGATGAAGGATGCATTCTTCAAGGAGTTGGGTCGCAAGGCTTTGCAATTCTTAATCTGGTTGGGCGGCGCTTTGGTGGTCGGCGTGTTTGCCTGGGCGCAGTCGAGTGGTTTGTTGCGGTGGTGAGCGGTTGTGAATACGCCGACACCCTTGATTGATTTTTAAGGGCTAGAAATGCTTGCTGCGATCCTGCTGAACCTGCCGGACTACCAGCGCAGGCGCGAACGTCACGGTGGTTCCGGCCAACGCGATTCATCTGAGCATCACAGTGCAGTGTTCGGCAGCAGCGGCCAACGTCACCCGTGGCGCTTGGGCTACGGTGGGGAATTGACCATGATCCAGAGCAACACCCTGCAAGTGCGCCGCGTGATGCAGCGTGAGTTGGACGTAGACGGAAACGCCTCCTTCCACGAGACGCTGCAATTCCGCACGCGGGACGTCCTGGTGGCGGTACTGGGCGTCTCGCTTGGTTCTTGGAGCGCGTGGCAGAGCATCCCGCGCACCGAACTCATCTATGTGGATGAGGAAGGGGCGGCGCTGTGAAGATCACCAAGACCATCACCATCGACGGCAAGACCGCTGAGGAGTACGAGCAGATCAAGGCGCACCTTGAATCGCTCAAAGAGCAGTTCCCCGGCTGGACGATCACCTACGACCCGTTGCTGAAGCGGGCAACAGCCATCCGAAGCGACGAAGTGACGAGTCTGTAATGCTCCTCGCCCTCCAAAACAACCTGCTGCTGGCGCCGAGAAACAACGGCGGCGGCCTCTACATCCTGCAGCGCCGTCGATTCCGCCGCGCGTGAGGTAACACATGGACCAGATGACCGACTACACCGAGGAAGAACTGCAGGCGGCCAAGGAAAAGCTCGCCGCCAAGGTCGATGCCTTCGGTTCGGCCCTGTCGTCCAAGAGGCAGGAGGCCATCAACGGGCGCAAGAACTCGGGCATCGAGGACGAGTGGACGCTGGCCGAGGAGTCCTACCAGGGCGTTGATGACGCCAACCGCAAGGAGAACCAGGGCAAGCCCAGTGGCTCAGAGGGTGGCTACATCAACTCCTCTGTGCGGCCTTCTGTGGGCACCCGCTCGACCGTCTACCTGAACATCACCCGTCCGTATGTGGATGCGGCGGCAGCCAAGGTGGGCGACATGCTGCTGCCAACAGACGACCGCAACTGGGGTATCAGCCCGACTCCGGTGCCGGCGATTGCGCAGGTGGAGGAAAGCCCCGAGCTTGCCAACACCCCGATGGCGCAGGCGATCCTGCAGCTTCAGGCCCAGGCGCGCGAAGCCTGCAAGGGCGCGGAGCGGCAGATCGAGGACTGGCTTGTGGAGTGCCAGTGGCACGCCGAGTTCCGAAAGGTCATCGAGGACTGCGCCCGCCTGGGCACAGGCATCCTGAAGGGTCCGTTCCCGGTCAAGCGCAAGTCCAAGGCTGTCAAGCGCATTGGCGGCATGACCGCAATGATGATGGAGGAGCGCATCGCACCCACCTCTCAGAGCGTCAACCCCTGGAACTTCTACCCCGATCCCTCTTGCGGCGAGGACATCCAGGACGGTAGCTACTGCTGGGAGAAGGATCTGATCAGCGCCAAAAAGCTGCGCGACCTCAAGGGTGTGCCGGGCTACCTGGAGTGGCAGATCGACAAGGTGCTGGAGGAGGGTCCGGGCGGCAAGCACAAGACCGACACGTTCGCCCCCGGCAAGGTCAAGGCGCAGGACGACGACCAGTTTGAAATCTGGTACTTCTACGGCACCGCCTCGCGTGAGGATCTGGCTGCCGCAGGCGTGGAAATCCCGGGCGATCAGATGCTGGCCGTGCCGTGCCTTGTCACGATGGTCAACGACTGCGTGATCCGTGCGGCACTCACGCCGATGGATGACGGCGAGTACCCGTATGACGTGATGCCCTGGCAGCGCAAGCCCAACATGCCGTGGGGTACGGGCATCGCCATCCAGATCAACACGCCCCAGCGCATGATCAACGCGGGTGCGCGCAACATGATGGACAACGCCGGCTATTCGGCCGGTCCTCAGTTCGCCATGCGACGCGACGCGGTGGAGCCTGCAGATGGCACATGGCAGATCACGCCGCGCAAGATTTGGTTCATCAAGGAAGGCGCGGATGTCAACGCGGTGCAGCAAGCCATTGTTGCCATCAACATCCCCACGATGCAGCAGGAACTGCTGAACATCATTCAGTTCGCGCTGAAGATGGCCGAGGACGTGACGGGCCTGCCCATGATCATGCAGGGGCAGACTGGCCAGCAGGGCAGGGCGGCCGAGACGGTGGGCGGCATGCAGATGCTCAACAACAACGCCTCTGTCGTGCTGCGCCGCATCGCTCGTCTGGCTGATGACCGTGTGACTGAGCGCCACATCCGCCGCTACTACCGCTGGCTCATGGAGTTCCACGAGGACGACTCGATCAAGGGTGACTTCCAGATCGACGCCCGCGGCAGCACGGCCCTGGTGGAGCGCGATCTGCAGAATCAGAACATAGCGGCAATGGCTGAACTGGTTCTGAATCCTTCATTCGGTATCAGCCCGCAACGGTGGTTCTCAGAATTTCTCAAGGCCCAGCGACTTGATCCCGAGAGGTTCTTGTTGACCAACGAAGAGAAAGAGCAGATGGCCGCGCAGGCTGGGCAACAGCCCGAGGCGCCCCAAATTGCAGCCGCCCAAATTAGGGCTGAAACGGAGTTGCAGAAGACGCAGATGCAAGTCGAGGCCGATCTACAGAAGGCCCAGATGCAGACGCAGGCCGGCGTGCAGAAGATGCAGATGGATTCGGACAGGGATTGGGCCTATGTCCAAGCGGAAAACGAGCGCACCCAGATCGAGCATCAAGCCCGCATGGCTGAGCTTGAAGTCCGCAGGGAACTTGAGTTGTTGAAATACGCAAACGAGCAGCGCACGACACTGGAGTCGGTGAAGGCCCAGTTGGCCGCCACGGCTATGAAGCTCAATGTTCAGAAAGAGTTGGCCGGTCTGAAGGTTGGTCAGGTAGCAAAGCCCGAGGTGGAGCCCGCTGGGCGAGCGCCTGATGGACAGGCATTTGCTCGGTGAAGCTCACCCAGTATGAACTCCAGAGCGCCGTGTGGGTCAAGTTGCGCGAGCACCTGGAGCGGCAGCTTCAAGACAGTCGCAGTCGCAATGACGGCGATCTGAACGAAATCGACACGGCACGCCTTAGGGGGCGAATTGCCGTGATCAAGCAGATCCTGGCGTTCGGGGAACCGACACCAGAGCAAGCGGAGCCGGACGCTTAAAGCGCCCATGCTTCATCCCCGAAATGCCCGCCTTGTGCGGGCTTTGTCTTTTCTGGAGCCCGTATGACCACGGAGGCTATGCAAGAGCAAGTCCAAGATCAAACCACCGTCACCGCTGATGAGCAGCCGCAGGTTGAGCAATCAACCCCCGCGGTGGAGTCTCAGGAGCAGGCCGCGCCGCCGCAAGACGACGCAGCCGCCTTTGAGGCCGGATTCAATCAGGCGCAGGGAATCGAAACCCCTGAGCCTGAGCCCGCGCCTCCTCCCGAGCCCGTGCTGATTGCCGGCATGACCGAGGAGCAGATCAAGGAAGCTGTCGCCAAAGCAGCCGAGGTAGACAAACTCAAAGAGCAGCAGGCAAAGGTTTTCGGAACCATCGGAAATCTCAAGCAGGCGCTGGACCAACTGAAGTCAGCACCGAAGCCCTCCGCGGCCCAGGTCCAACTGACCAAGGAGAAGTTCGCCCGTCTGTCAAAGGACTTCCCCGAGATGGCCGACATGATCGCGGCCGACCTCAACGAAGCACTGCAGGGTGCGGCTGTTGGGGCGGATGCGAGCCAGTTCGAGGGCGTGGTGCAGCAGCAGGTGTCCTCTGCGGTGGATCAGGTGAAAGCCGAGATTTCGCAGCAGTACGAACGCAAGCTGCTGAGCATTCAGCACAAAGACTGGCAGGAAGTCGTCAAGTCCAACGAGTTCGCGCAGTGGACGCAAACGCTCCCCGAGGACGTTCGCAATGAACTGGGCAGCACTTGGGACTCGACCTTCATCGGCGACAAGCTCACCGAGTTCAAAGCCTGGAAACAGCAAAGCGCCACAAGTGCGCAGACCAAGCAAAAGCGCCTGGAAGCGGCCATCACCCCCAAGGGGACGCCGACAACCGGGAGCAATCAGTCCGAGTACGACGCCTTCGTGAGCGGCTTCAAGTCCGCCCGGGGCATCAGTTAAGTAAGTGAATCGCGGTTGCGGTTCGGTTCTGTTTGAGTAATTGAAAGGCAAGGGCTAAAATAAGCGAAGGGCTGAAACCGCGCCAACGGTTGCAGCCCCTCTGACCAATCAACCTGTAAGAGAGGCTGAAATGGCTAAGACCATTCTATCGGGCATCTACCGAATAGACGGGCCGAGAGGCAAGTTCTATGTCGGCAGCGCACTCCACATTCCTCGCCGCTGGATCGAGCACAAGCGCGATCTTCGCCGGGGCGACCATGCCAACGCCAAGTTGCAGGCCGCGTGGAACAAGTACGGTGAAAGCTGCTTTGTGTTGAGCATCATTGAGGTTGTGGCCTCCAAGGAGATGCTGATCGCAAGAGAGCAGCACTGGCTTGATGCGACGCAGGCTGCCAGCCGGGGTTACAACCTAACCCCTACGGCCGGAAGCCTGCTTGGCAAGAAGCACACCGAAGAAACACGGCGCAAGATGTCCGAGGCGCACAAGGGCCGCAAGCACGGACCGATGAGTGAAGAACAGAAAGCTCATTACTCCGAGTTGTATCGGGGCAAAAAGCTGTCTGAAGAAACTCGTGCGCGGATGTCTGCGGCCAAGACGGGTCGAGTTTTTTCGGATGAAACGCGTCAGCGCATCTCCGACGCTCATCGTGGTCGCAGTCTTTCAGAGGCGACCAAGCAAAAGTTGCGACTTGCCAACCTTGGCAAGAAGGCATCTGAAGAAACGAGAGCCAAGATGCGGGCTGCACAGGCGAATAGACCCCCCATATCGGAGGAGACTAGGCGCAGACTGATTGCAGCGCAGGCCCGAAGAAAGAGTCAGTAATTGCCGTGAACAGAAGCCGCCATGACAAGCGGCTTTTTTATTGCTTAAACAGAACCGAACCAATACCGCAAGCCATTCTTGAAAGGAACAATCATGGCTATCCAAAATATGGGTATTGGTAATGTCGGCGCGACTCAGGCCGCCAGAATTGGAAAACTGAAGGGTGAGGTGTTGGCCCACGCCATCCCGGTCGAAGTGCTGGGCATGTGCGGCATGCAAAAGCAAATCCCGAAGAACCAGTCCGACACGGTGCTGTTCCGCCGCTGGACGCTCTCTGGCCCTGGCTCGGTGGACAACCGCTGGATCACGGGCGCCAACGTGAACACCTTTGCAGGTGCTCACCTGACCTCTGAGGGTGTGACGCCCACGGCTGATGCGCTGACGGCGACCGACATCACCGCCACGCTCAACCAGTATTCGTGCCTGTACTCGGTGACTGACCGCACCGTGGACATGTACGAGGACGACATCCCCTCGGAGATGAAGAAGCACACTGGCGAGCGCATCGGTCTGGTGCGTGAGATGGTGCGCTACGGCGTCCTGAAGGGCATGACCAACCTGTTCTACGGCGGCACTGGCAACAGCAAGGCCACCACGAACGGCACGGTGTCGTTGAACCTGCTGCGCAAGATCACGCGCTCGATCAAGGCCAACCACGGCAAGATGATCACCTCCACCCTGGCGGCGAGCCCCAACTTCGCCACTACCCCGGTTGAGGCCGCGTACATCGTGTTCTGCCACAGCGACCTGGAGCCGGCGATCCGCGATCTGCCCGGCTTCAAACATGTCTCGGAGTACGGCCAGCGCAAGCCGGTGCATGAAATGGAAATCGGCTCTTGCGAGTCCTTCCGCTTCGTGCTGTCGCCCGAGCTCGCTCAGGACATCAACGCCGGTGCATCGGTCGGTGCCACTGGCCTGCAGTCCACGGGCGGCGCCAACATCGACATCTATCCGATGATCGTTTGCGGCGAGGACGCTTGGGGTCAGGTCGCTCTGCGCGGCATGGACTCCATCGACGTGACCTACATCGCTCCTGGCCAAAAGGATAAAAACGATCCTCTGGGCCAGCGCGGCTTCATTGGCGCCAAGACGTACTTCACGACCGTTGTGTTGAACAACGGCTGGTCCGCCTTGGCCTGGGTGGGCACGCCTTCGCTGTGATCTGAATGAGGGGCTGCGGCCCCTCTTTCTCTCAACTCTATAGGAGCCCAACATGGCACTTCCCGAGTCCGTGTCGCAGAGCGTTGCGGCACTGCAGATTGACAAGATGAGCGAGCGCGAACTGCGCAAGCTCTTGGCCGCCTTGGTCGATGGCATCCAAGCCATCACCGCCAAGCTCGACGCCGATGCCGGCGTGACCGACACCAACTACACGGCGACCTTCGCCAACTTCGTGCGCGACTAACCCTCAAGCACTTCACCCCCAAAGCCGCCACGGTTCGCCCTGGCGGCTTTTCTTTTACCAGGAGAAAAGCAATGCCCCGTGGAATCCCCAACTCTCGCTACCAAGACGCCGCAGAAGTCGCCCAGCGCCCCGGCCTGGACATGCCCACCACCGGCTCGGTTGACGACATCCAGCGCACCGACCTGAACATCGAAATCGCCACGCCCGACATGGCCGGCGACTACGCTGCGCAACTGGCGTTCATGGAGGAGAAGCTGGATGTGATCGTCCACGAGTCCACCGACAAGAACGCCGACCCCATCGTGGACGTGTACGTCAACGGCGTGCCCCAGCGTTTCATTCGCGGGCAGGTCCAGACCGTGCGCCGCAAGTTTGTGGAAGTCCTGGCCAACGCCCGCGAGACTTCCATCCAGACCAAGAACCTCACCGGCAATGATGGCGAGGTCATGCAGCGCATCAACAAGCACACCGCGCTGCGTTATCCGTTCTCGGTGTCCAACGACCCGAGCGGCCCGCGCGGCGCCGTGTGGCTCAAGCAAGTGCTGTCGGCGGCCTGAACATGGCGACGTACCTGGAACTGTGCCGCGACCTGCGGCAAGAGGCCGGCATTGCCGGGATGGGGCCGCTGTCGGTGGCCAACCAGTCCGGCGAGGCCAAGCGCATCGTGGACTGGGTGCGCCGCGCTTACAACGACATCCAGCTGGAATCAACCCAATGGCGTTGGCTCACGGCAGAGTTCCAGTTCGTCACCACTCCAGGCAAGCAGGCGTACAGCCCGCTTGAAGCGGGCATTACCGCTAGGTTTGATCGGTGGAATCCCCGCTCAATTCGGTTGAGTCTCGTGGGGGTTCAAGATCAAATCGAGCTTGAGTACATCAGCTACGACGAGTTCCGCGCGATCTATCTGACGGGGCCTCGAACAGAGTCCCGGCCCACGGTGGTCAGCATCTCGCCGCAGCAAGAACTTCTGCTAGGTGACGTGCCCAATCTCGCATACACGGTGGTCGGTGAGTATCAAAAGACCCTGCAAAAACTGCAGGCTGACTCCGACACCCCCGAGATGCCAGAGCAGTACCACGACGCAATCCTGTACTGGGCATTGACCAAGTACGCGCGCTACGAGTCGGCCCCTGAGATTTACCAGGATGCGATGGCCAACTTCAAGCGCCTGATGGGCGGACTGCGCCAGCACCAGTTGCCCTTCATCGCCCAGCCGGAGCCGCTGGCGTGATCACGAACTTCTCGGACATCCGCTACGACTTCGCGCGTCTGGCCGGGGGACTGGACCAGATCACGCCGACCCTGGCGCTCAAGCCGGGCGTGGCGCGGCGCGCTGCCAACTTCGAGTGTTCGATCACGGGCGGCTACACCCGCATTCAGGGCTACGAGCGGTTTGATGGCCGCACGCGTCCTTCTGCTGCCGGCTACACCGCCCTGGTGGTGGCCAATGCCTCGGGTTTCACGGTCGGCCAAACCGTCAGCACCGCAACAGGGTCTGGCGTCATCGTGGCCATTGATGGCGTGACCCTGGTGCTCACCAAGGCCGCCGGATCGTTCGATGCCGGGCAGACCATTGGGTCCACCACCATCACCTCGTTCTCGCTGATCGTCGCAGACCCTGCAGCGGATGCCAGGTATCGGCACCTCGCAGCCAATGAGTACCGCAAGGACATCGGCCTGGTTCCGGGTGTCGGCCCGATCCTGGGCGTGGCGTACTACTCCGGCAAGGTCTATGCGTGGCGCAACAACGCCGCGGGCACCGAGGCCGTGATGTGGGGCTCAAGCGCCACGGGTTGGCAGCAGGTCATGCTGTTTGAGGAGGTGCCCTTCACCAACGCCAACACGAGCGTGAACGAGGGCGACACCTTGACCCAAGGCGGCGTGAGCGCCCTGGTGCGCCGGGTGGTTCTGGAGAAGGGCTCACTGGCCTCGACTCCGAACTCTGGGCGTCTGATCGTCAGTGGCCGCACGGGAGGCAACTTCACGGCCGCGGCTGCGACCTCCACCGGGGGCGGCGCGCTCACATTAGGCGGCCCGGCGGTGGCCATCAAGCTCTTGCCCAGTGGCGAGTTCAATTCGGTCGTGGCCAACTTCGGCGGCGGCCCGCAGAACCGGCGCCTGTATGTGGCTGATGGCGTGAACCGCGCCTTCGAGTTCGACGGCACGGTCCTGGTTCCCATCTCAAGCGGCATGTCGCCGGACAAGCCCAGGCGCGTGGTGGCCCACAAGCAGCACCTGTTCCTGAGCTTTGGCTACTCGCTGCAGTATTCGGCCGTGGGATTCCCGTACTCGTTCAGCCCCATCCTGGGCGCCGGCGAGATTGCGCTGAACACCGACATCACCGACCTCGTGCAGTTGCCCGGCGACCAGTTGACCGGCGCCCTGGCGGTGTTCACCACCGACGAGACGGCGATCCTGTACGGGTCAAGCTCGCTGAACTTCCAACTGTCCAACTTCAACACCCGCACGGGCGCGGTGATTGGGACAGCGCAGAACCTGGAGCAGACCTACATCCTGACGGACCAGGGCGTTGTGAGCCTCGCTGTGACGCAGCAGTTCGGCAACTTCCTGCCCGCGTCGCTGACCACCACGCTGCGGCCTTTCATCCGGCAGCACCTGCCCTTTGCGACCTGCAGCGGCCTGTCGCGTGAGAAGGCCCAGTACCGGGTGTTCTTCAGCGACGGGTTTGGCCTGTACGTCACCGTGCGCAATGGTCAGTTCCTGGGCGCGATGCCGGTGCAGTTCCCGGACCCCGTGCTGTGCATGACCGAGGGCGACCGCGCGGACGGATCCAAGACGAGCTACTTCGGCTCGGCCAACGGTTACGTCTATGAGATTGACGCCGGCACCTCGTTCGATGGCCAGGACATCCCGGCCAACGTGAGCTTGGTTTTCAACTCGATGGGCAACAGCCGCCTCCTCAAGCGTTACCGCAAGGCGTCGTTCGAGATTTTTGGTGACGCCTACGCGCAGTTCGCGGTGGGCTACGACCTGGGCTACCGCTCGATGGAGTACGAGCAGGCGGCCGACACGGCAAGCGCCACGGACCTGCGCTCGTCGTATTGGGATCAGTTCGTTTGGGACGACTTCCTGTGGGACGGCAAGGAACTGGCGCCCGCTGAGTTTGATGTGACGGGCTCTGCCGAGAACGTCGCATTCCGAGTTTCTTGCGTGGCACCGGATGTTGAGCCGTTCACCCTCAACAGCATCACGGTTCACTACAGCCCACGACGGGGTATCCGATGAGCACAGAGTATTTCATCCCAACTGGCAACCCGCAGCCCAACTCGCCCGGCGCGTCCAACCAGATTCGCTCTGAGTTCGCGCTTGTCCAGGCTGGCTTTGCCAAGCTGCCCGCCATGATGGCCAACGGCAACAAGGCCGTGGTCGTCAACTCGGCCGGCACCGCGCTGACCACGACGACGACGTTCACCGGCTTCACGCTGAACACCCCGACGATCAATGGCGGCACGGGCACGTTCAACAGCCCGACGCTGACAACGCCCACCATCACGGGCGGCACGATCAACGGCGCGGTGATCGGCGCGACCACGCCTGCTGCGGCGACGTTCACAACCGCGACGGCCACCTCGTTCGTCGGCAACCTGACGGGCAACGCCTCCACGGCAACGACTGCGCTCACGGCCAACACGGCCAACAGTGCAACGACTGCGACCACGGCAACCAACGTCAATGGCGGGACGGTCAACGCCACAACCGGGACGTTCTCGGGCACGGTCACCGCGCCGAACTTTGTGGGCGTCATCTCGGACGCAACCAATGCTCAGTTTGCTGTCACGCAGCCCCTTGCTGACAACAGCACGCGAATCGCCACAACGGCCTTCGTCATGCAGATCGCCTTCCAGAACGCTCTGCCGGATGTGGACAACACGGTGGCCGGGTATGTGCCGACGAACGACGGCACCAACTCATTCTGGTCGCCGCTCAAGACCATCGGAGGTCAGACCCTATTGGGCACTGGCGAAGTGGCTGGAGTTGTCACAGCAACCGGCACCGATACGCTGACCGACAAGACCATCGAGGATGGCATCTTCTCCAACGGATACCGGGAAGAGACATTCACCGCCAACAGCGGCACCGCTTTCACGGTGGACATCCTCAATGGATCGCTTCAGGTCATCACACTCACTGGCAATGTGATGTTCACCTTCCCCACGCCCACGGCAGGGCGCGGTCTGGTGATCCTGCTCAAGCAAGACGCCACGGGCGGCAGGACGGCCACATGGCCGATGACGGTGAAGTGGCCCGGAGGTACTGCGCCGACGATTACGTCAGCAGCGAACAAGCTGGACAAGTTCGCGTTTGTCGCGGATGGAATCAACTGGTACGGCACCAATGCCGGCCAGAACTACACGGTGTAAGCGATGCTCGGTGGGACGAATCAATCGGCTATCGCGCAGGTGTTTGAGTACGTCGAAGACGTATTCAGCACCTATCTGTATACCGGCAACGGCTCTACGCAGACCATCACTAATGGGATTGATCTGTCCACGAAGGGTGGACTGGTTTGGATTAAAGCCAGAAATGGGGCGGGCAATCACAGACTTTTTGACACGGCAAGAGGACTTGGTTCGACAGGATTGCTAATAAGCAATCTAGAAA